AAAGAAGATGATATGAAATTTGTATGTAGAAACGAACAATGCGAAAAATTCGGTATTGAAGAAGAGTATCTCAGCAATACTTATAAAATTATCAACGGTAAACTTCAAAGCAACAACGCTCCGTGTCCTTGTTGCGGAGAGATAAGAGAGGAAATCAATCCATACAAGGATATTCCGTTGAGTGAAAAGAATATTGATATTGCTAAGTATTCAAGTGCGTCTCCTCAGGATAAGAGAGAGATGTTGAAGAAGCGTTCTCACGACCATTATGAAAAGGAGATAAAACCTTTCAAGGAACATCAACTTCACGAAACAGTTAAACAATTTAAGGAAGCAAGTAAAAGTTGATGTTATGAGTTTAGAAAGCATGTACTTCAAAGCCGATTATCATTACAAGGCGAAACTTGTCAATAAGTGGATTGCGATAATCAGATACTCACCGAACGAAAAGCGAGTCAAGGCGTATAAGAATTTGGTATTCAAAATGATGAAGGATATTGTCAAGAAAAACATTGCCAATTATCTCAATCTGCTTCAGAATACCGAAGTGAAGGACATGCCCGACAGAGACGAGTTGGTTGCTGATTGTTATATCATCTTTGATAAGTGTTTAGAAAAGTATATAATCAAGGGCAATTACAATTTTTATTTCTATTACAATAAGTCTTTGTCAAGAAACTTTTACCGAGATTATCAAAAAGAGCTACAAAGAAGCAATGGTCATGTAGAAATATCCGAAGCCTTGGAAGCCGTGAATAAAGGTTTTCACGATTATCGTCAGCCTGATACAACGGAGCTTCTAATGGAACACCTTGGTTTGGATGAACTGGAGAAACGGATATGCCGTTCAAGAATGTTAGGTCAAAAAACTTCCGAGTTCTTGAAAGACAATCCTGATGTAACAAACGGACAATATTCACGTTGTCTGAAAAAGATTAAAGAAGTATTAACAACATCTCAAGAGAAAGGAGAAATTTGATATGGAAGTCAACATTTATCAGAAAGCTATCGAACAGCTGGTATTGGAAGGAAACACAATACTACAAGTGTGTACTCCGAACAAGGATGAGTTCTTGTTTTTTGCCGTATATAAATGGCAAGAGGGGTATTTCAATACAGCCCAATCTATTGACTTTAACACAGTAGAGGGCGTGAACATAACAGAGTTCTTAACCAAGAACGCAGCGATGTGCTCTAACAGAACAAACTTTATGTCGTTATTCAACCGAGTAATGGAAGAGGGGGTTTTGGTACGTTGTGAGTTCACAAAGAGTGCAACTTGGTTTAAGTGGGCAGCTCCGAATGGTACAAAGAAACTGTAAAGATAGAAAATGAAACCGTCAAAATATCAAAAAGTTATCTACGAAGTATTTCAAAAGACAAGCAAAGATATTAACATTTCAGCGGTTGCAGGTTCAGGGAAAACTACGGTGTTATTGGAGTTATTGAATTTTATTCCGAACGATGCCAGTTCCCTGTTCCTTGCTTTTAATAACTCAATCATTGATGAGTTAAAGGAGCGAAACAAACGAAGAGATGTTGAAATCATGACCATACATTCTTGCGGTTGGCGTTCGATATTAAGCCGATACGGAGGAAGAGTTAAGATGAATCCAAACAAGGGCATTGCTAAAACGGAGCGAGCGTTGAAGGGTTTTGAAGACATTCCTGAACAGAAGCGAGGTTGGTACTATTTTATCATACCAAAGATACTTGACCTCATGCGTTGTAATCTTTGCGATAATACCGAAGAAGCAATCAACGAGCTATCCGAACACTATGATTTGAATATCGGAGAAACGGAGGTAAAAGTTGCTATGAAGGCTTTTGAACTTCTGATTAAGGATAAGGGGCAATTTGATTTCATGGATATGATATATGTTCCTGTGACTGACCCTTCGATACGTTTCAGAAAGTATGACTATGTATTTTGCGATGAAAGCCAAGACTTTTCAATATGTCAACATCAGTTCATAAAGAATTGCTTGAACCGAAAAGGAAGGTTGGTGACCGTAGGAGACAAAAGGCAAGCAATATACGGCTTCGCAGGAGCCGACGCAGAAAGTTACGAACGACTGGCGAACATTAACGGGCAAGCAATTAAACTGCCCCTGAGTGTGTCTTATCGGTGTGCTGTTAATATCGTAAAGGAAGCTCAAAGGATAGTGCCTGAAATTTCATACGCTCCGAACGCAGAAGAAGGAACGGTCAAGGATGGAAGTCTGACTGAGATAGAGCAAGGTGATTGGATACTTTGTCGAAACTTGAAACCGTTGGTTCAAACTTATCTTTGGTTAATGAAGAACAAAATCAAATCAAAGATACGAGGAAAAGAAATTGGTGAGGGTATTCTTGGACTGATAAGCAAGACAGGAGCTAAAACAATCAACGGCTTGTTCTCTATGCTTGAGGTTGAAAAGAATAATCTATTGAGAAAGCTGGAGAAACGAGGAGTGCGGAAACCGAGCCTACACCCGAAGATGGAAGTGCTTCAACAAAAGATAGAAGTTATTGAATGTCTTTGCGAGGAGGTTGAAAGCGTAGCCGAATTGAAGAAGCTAATTAACAACATTTTTAGCGATGATATTAAGGGCATAATGTTATCTACTATTCATAAGGCGAAAGGCTTGGAGAATGACCGAATTTTCTTCCTATGCCCAGAGTTGATACCGAGTAAATATGCTACTCAACCTTGGCAGTACGAACAAGAAGCTAACTTGAAATATGTAGCTATAACAAGAGCAAAGAAAGAACTAATATATGTTTGGGGGAATACTTTCAACCAAGACATCAAAGACAAAGTTATTATTCAAAAATAGAAACGATTATGGAAGATATTGGAAAGAAAGCTCACGATGATGAGTTCAACAAAGGAAAAGAGGATATTGGTAAAGAACCAAGAAAGTTCATTCCAGTTCCCAAGGTAGATAAGAAAGGCGACAAAGGCGACAAAGGCGACAAAGGCAAGAAACCTGATAAATGTAAAAAGTGATGGACAAACCAGCAAAACCCAAAGACACGTTCTATCTTTTTAGAAGAGAAAGAACAAGCGGAGAAGGATATGAATATATTCAGCATCTTATTTCTCCAAGTCATGATGACGGCTTATCAACGTCTTGTTATCCAGAGTACGCTTGGAGAGGTCAAACGCTTCTTGATATTAAGAAAATGAAATACTTGATAAGTCTTCACCGATATTACAAGGATAGCGATTGGGAGCTGGTTAAGTATGAAATGGAGGTTGATACTCCTTCTTGGTCACATCAGCATGAAAGAAAGGAATATGATAACTTGTAGGTTTCACGAAGATGAAATCAACTCTGGACGGAACATGGGTTGAAGCCGTTCAATACAAAAGAGCAGCCGAAGTAGATGACCCGAACATAGAGCCGTTCACAAGAGAGAAGAGCGAATTTGAGTACAAGTTCATTCCAGCAGTTCTTGAAGTAGATATGGAGATTGTTGCCGTATCTATGGGAAAGTTGGTTGCTGAATATAAAGTTACTGAAGTAGGAGAAGACAACGCCACGGCTGTAAGTCCTTCGGGAGTTGAGCTGGTAGTGTCGAAGAACGTGAACTCAAATGGTTCCGTTGTTAAAGTATCGGGTGGAGTAGAATATACTGCTAACTACTATGTTATGATGGAGGATATGAAGAAGAGAGTAAGCAATCAAGCGATTATAAACGCAATGACAGCTTCACTTTCAGAAGGAGCTACAAGGATTGCTAAAATCAGTGCGAGTTCCGAAACTTATGACCTTCAATCCGCTCAAGCATCCATTGACCAGACTTTGCAAGTGATATATAATAAGTTTGGAGTTTGATAATGTTTCCATATTCTTGACGTTTTATTGTGAAAGGAGGGTGCCGCAAGACATTCTCCTTTTATTTTTACAAAGTTATTAAATACAAATCATTAAATTGTAAAATTATGTCACGAAGATTTACACCCGAAAGGATTGACGAATTGAAACCAGACGAGATATTTGTCTTTGGTTCCAATATGAATGGAGCTCACATGGGAGGAGCTGCCCGCATAGCCTACGAGAATTTTGAAGCGACTTGGGGCGAAAGCGAAGGATTGACTGGACGCTCTTATGCTATTCCGACTTTGGACGAGAATATGGAGAAAGTATCGGAGAGTGCATTGGAAGCGAGTATTGACAAGTTCATAGACTTTGTATTGAATAATCAACAACTGACGTTCTATCTGACAAAGATAGGTTGCGGAATTGCTGGTTGGGATATAGAGGAAGTGAAACGTATATTTTGGAAGGTTATCGAAGATTACAAGCCTGACCCAGAATGTTCATTGCCTGCTAATTTAATAATCCCAAAAGAGTTCTATGATGGAAAATAACGATTGGCCGCAAAGAAGCGAAGAAGATGCTTTGAGAGAAATGAGACAATCAATGTCTCCTGAAGAGTTCCGAAGAGAGTATTTGAATGAGCCTGTATTACCAAGAGACTTGGATGGGTTAAGACCTTCTTGCGTAATAATAGACGATATGGGAGAACAATGGCAACCTGCTAATCGTAGAGAGGTTGAGGAGTTCATGAGACGATGCAACATTTGGCCTCACGTTCAGGAGCCTGACGGAAACGGAGTTGCTATTTTGAAACTTCCTTCCTTATCGAAGGAGAAACTTGAAGAGTTCAAAGCCGAATGGGAGAAATGGTCAAGGAGTTCGCAACCGATAACGGTCATTGACCCTGAAGCAAGCATAGAGTTCATTCCAGCGAAAAGACCTCACCGACTTCATAACCATCCAAGAATGGAAGTTGAGCTTGGTTTATCCGAAAACGAAGTAATTGTTGACCAAGAGTTCGTACACCTATTCAAGAATGTTCGCCCAGTACGAGGCAGGAGAAGAGAAGTTGGTATTGACCATTTCATAGTTAGCAAGAAAGAATTTTTGGAACGGATGGAAGAGTCAAGGGGGGGGGGCAACAGATTATGATAACGAGCTTCTCAGACCGACCTACGAAAGAAAGAGCCGTGAAAGACGTTTATAAGCTGCTTGTTTACTCTTATATGGGCATTGCTGGAGGTTTTCTGTACTCTATGTTAGAACTACTCACGAAAGAGAATACCACGTGGCATACGGGCATACAAAATGGTAATCTTAAATGCGTAATAATTAGTAAAGAAACTCATATTGGTAATAAGATTATTGCTTGCGGTTGCGATGGAACAAGAGAAGGAAAGCAAGAACTCATGCGTTATCTTATTTCTTGTATAGAAGACAAAGAAAAACGATACTGGTGTGAGGCTTCGGGAGTAATAGAGCATTGGTTACAAAAGCACGGAGTTGAAGCGCACTCAAATGAATGGGCAAAAGAGATATTGGGTAAAGACATTGAAGACTATTCCGATGACGGCATACATTATATTCGTAGGATAAATGGAGTAATGAAGGAGAAAGCAATATATGGAAATTTATGCGATAATAGATACAACTACAACTCTTGATAAAATAAAGGACTTGGTAAGCAAGATGAACGATTTTTGAATTCAGATACGATACAAATACTAATCGGATTGCTTACCAAGAATACAAGAAACAACTGAAAGAAGCATTCAACCGTCTCCGATACGAAAGTTGGGAGGAGTACCAAGAAGCTAATCAGTATATTGACGAACATCTCAAAATATTGAGTATATGGTAGAGTAATATGAAACAACTTGATAAAGAAAAGATATTGAATGGTGAACCAGTGTTTCCGTTATCCGAGCCGATTATTGATAAAAGCAGACTAAAAGTAAAGATTAAGCAAGTACCGACTACTTGTCATACAGGCAAGCTATCTTATCCAACGGCTGAGGATGCGGAACGAGCCACAAAGTTATTAAAGAAGAAACATAAAGGAGGTACGAAATGGTATAAATGTGAACATTGCGGACAATATCATTTGACTTCTATTAAGAAACGCCGCAAAGGCAAAATGAAATTTTGATATGAAAAAGATTATTGTATTGTTAAGTTTAGTTCTTGCGTTGAGTGTATCATGTACTGAGCAAGAAAGAGTGAAGAGTTTTGGAGGGTCAATGACCGTAAATGTTCCGAAAGGTAACAAGTTAATAATGGCTACTTGGAAAGAAGCAAATTTGTTTTTCTTATACGAGCCGATGGAAGAAGGTTATATTCCAAAGAATAAGACATTCCAAGAACAATCGGCATACGGAGTAATGGAAACCAAAATAATCTTTGTAGAGTCAAGATAATGGACAATAGCAAAGAATACCTACTTTGTGCGGCAATTCGTAGAGTAGAGCCGAGAGACTGCCCGAAAGTATATTGGGAACAATTCCACGACATCTACAAAATAGAATTGGGTTGGAGACATCCAGATATAATGCACCGATTTGGGAAGGAAGTATCACGCAACCCGAATGACCAAGGCTTCTACACTTCCAAAGGACGTTTCGTAACAAGAGAGGAAGGATTGGAGATAGCAAGAGCAGCAGGTCAGGTTGATAAGATAATTGGAGGAGTATTAACAAGTGAAGATTTATATTGATATGGAAAATAAGATTATTGTAAGCCAAGACGTATTTTGTAAGATACAAGAAAAGGCAATGTATTACGGTCAGGAGCCTTTCAAGGTAAATATGCCTGAAGATAATCAAGAACGAAGGACGGCAGTGATTGAGGTTGATGAAACTCTCAAAGAGCCTACGTTGATAGCAAAGGGAGAAGTTGCGGAAGTTATATCAGAATTATTGTTTAGGATATGAAAGCAACCGATAAACAAAAACAGATTTGCGACCTTGTTATACAGCAAGCGAGCTTTTGGAAGAGTTCTAATGATATAGATAGTCCAACCCATTATTGCGATAACTCCGAGAGTGTAAGAAGTCTTGAGCTATCAGAAGAAGATGAAGAGGACTTGACAAACTTTCTTGATAACCTATTGAATTTTGTAAAGGAGAAGAAGTGATGGAAATTCATAATGGAGATATTATCCGATTAAGCTCAGACAATACGAGAGATTGGGTTGCTATCTATCATACTAATTGCGATATGAGCGAAAGAGAGAAGTTTAACAAGAACGTAAAAGACCATACTGGCTTTTATCTATTTGGAGGACTTTGGTATGAAGGCAATGCCCTTACAGATAAACCGTATGGGAAATGTATCGGACAATTACGGAGAGGAGCTTGGAATAATATAATCGTTGTAGGAAACATTGCTAACAAAGAAGATTTTGATAAATATAAAAGAGACGAAAGGATATGACAATAAGACAATTGTTAAAGGAATTAAAAGAGAAAGACGAGGATGTTGAAATAAGAGAAGATACACCCTTGTCTTTTCGTATCTTTGTTTTTAAGCAAAGAGCTAAATTTCCAATAACAGCGTATATTGATAGGCAAAAAGAATTTCGTATTATCAAAATATCCGACTATCCTAAACAAGAAACTCACTTGCCTATTTGCGTTGTTAGAGTTGAACGTTTGTTATTAAGGAAAAAAGTGGGTAAAAGGAAAAGAAAAACAAACGATAAGCCGACAATAACAAATATAAGTAGGAGTAAACGAAAGTAAATAACAATTGTAATGAAAGATAGTAAATTTAGTACAATCCCAGAAGGCGTAGTTGATGTAAAGGAATATAAGAAGTTAATTGCCTTTGAAAATCACCCTATCGTACGCAACACTATTTATATAAGTTCCGAAGGAGATGAAATCAACTTTGCTATGCTACCTCATAGGTTGACGAAATTCATTGAACATCTCAGTGACAAGGAACAAGAGGACATCTTGGAACTCAAGAGAAAGTATAATAGCATGCGAGGTAAGATAATGGCCGCAAGAGCTAATGCTTTTGGAAGGTCAGGACGTTATGGAGGGCAAAAGAAGGAGGACTTGGACTTGGCTATATACAAACTCAGTCCTTTTGAGGAAGATATTATTGAGCTTCTTGGGCGTATGTTTACCGTAGCAGAGGTTGTCCGTATTATGGGAGAAGACAACGGAGTAATTGTCAGCGAAGAAGATGTCAAGGGAATACTGAAGAAGCATATCGTTGAGATAGAGCGAAAGCGTGAAGACTTCCGCAACCGAGTAGCAGATGTCCGACTGTATAACAAAAGACCGAGACTTGAGGAGCTTGCTTGGATGTATTCTAAGATGAAAGCGAGATATGTTGCGCTGAACGGAATAGATGCGTACAACTCTATGCTTCGTACTTTGGAGCAGATACGCAAGGAGGCTGAAGGAGACATTCTCAATATAAACGGAGTAGTTGATGTCAATATCGAAGTAACAATCCAAAATCATATTCAGAAGGAAATACTCAAAACAATAAACCTCAAAGAGATTATCTTGGGGCGTGTAGCAGCACGTATGAACTATGACCCGAAGAAATTGGTAGCAGGGTTACATAACTCATACTATGCGAAGTTTGTCGATATATCGGGAGACTATGACGAGAATGCTGAAATGAGCTATCCTTCCAACTCAGCTTATGACTTTGCTATGATAGAGCGTACCGCTGGGAGAGAGGTAATGGACGTCAAGGCAGAAGATGTTACCGAAGCAGAACACTCATCAGCTACAAATGTCAAAGATTTGTTCTTGGCTAAGATAAGGAAGCAAAAGCAAGATATGGAAGCACGTCAAGCAGGATGGGATGCAGAAGCCGAAAGGAAAAGACCTGTTGCGGAGGATGAAACTCCAATAGACCGTAGTACGAACGGACGAGGTAAAGACAAGATACCACCGAGCAAGACGAAGGCTGGGCAGCGCAAGAATAAAGATAAGCCGTATGGTAAAGAGATAAAGACGAAGAAATAAATCATTGTAAAAGGCATAGGAATCATGGGAAAGATGAGAGTAAAATTTCAACCAATCAAGCATCATCCTGAACTAACAGAAATGGGAGTATCAATAAACGGTTGGAGTTATAATTTCCTTGTAGGTATGACTGATGAGCAATTGAAAAATATCGGAGTTGCTATATTCAGACATCTATCTAAAAAGAATAAGAAATGAAACCATTCTACAAACATTACTTCTCACGGATAGATAAATGGGATGATAAGATAGCAAACAACTTTCTTGAGCTTGGTTACGCTGTTAGTATCGTAGTACCGTTGGAGAAAGTAAAGATATGTCAACTCATATATCAGTATATCGAAAACGACCAAGGGCGTTGGCTTGCTAAGTCCGTTATGTTTGTAGATTTGAATTGGTACGTTCAGTATAAGGCAAGGAGGTTTGAGGAGCAATTCAGCAACGTAGCTTTGTCAATAGAGGACTTACAAATAACAGCTTGGGAGTTAAACAAGCAATATGATAACCTATTAAACAGTTAAAGTTATGGACATTCAAAAGTTTATTCAAGATAATGTTCCCAACGTAGAAACGAGGGAAGAGTTTGCGAAGTATAAGACATTGAAAGAATGTCTTGCTGACCCGAAGCTGTACGACCGTACTCAGGCGGCTTCTTTGTTTGATGAGTTCCTATATGTAAAGGATAAGTTGTTTGGTGAGGCAATGGACAATTGGTTAAAGAAACGAGGGAGTAAATAATCACCTTCTAAAATTTATATATTCCAAGAAGCTCTGGGCTGTGAAGTTCGGAGCTTTTTTATTGTCTTTTCTGTTCATTTTGCTAAACAAAAGTTAAATATTGCCCAAAATTAAACTTTTCCCAAAAATAATTGGTAAAAAATTTTGCCGTCTCGCAAGAAGTTCGTACCTTCGTACTGTAATTGATAACGAAATAAGTTTAACAATCAAAAAATACAATGTCATGAAAGCAATCGAATTAACAAAGAACGAAAGAGAAGTTTTGGAAGCAATCGTAGCTAACGCAAAGAAGGTAGGTGATTCAGGAGTTGAATTCATTCTTCAGGACGTAGCGAGAGAAACTGGTAAATCTATCCGAAGCATATCAGCAACAACTGTAAGTCTTGCTAAGAAAGGTATGTTGCTAACCGCTAATGGAGACAGTTACTTCGATGGAGAACTTACAGAAGCTGGACTTCATGAAGTAGAAAGTAGCAAGGTTAATAACAATCAAGAAGTAAAATTACAATCAAATAAATCAAAGAATATGGCAACAAAGAACAGTAAGACCGTAAAGGTGGAAGACAGCAAGAGTGTAACGAACGCAGTTGATAACTTCGATGCTCCTGTAATGGATGAGCGTATCTTGAAGTTGAACGAATTGAAAGCCGTTAAGATGGCTAACCTTTCCAAAGGCAAAAGACCTGCTGCAAAGGAAGCGAAAGAACTTGCTACCTATATTCTCAACAACTGGGATAATCTTGCCGAGTTGAAGAATATCAAGAGCGAGGATGTAACGAATGAAGACCTTCAGAATATCTTGGCCAGTCGCTTGAAGAATTTTGAAGACGCAAGCAAAGCAGCCGAGAAAGCGGTCAAAGAAGCAGAAAAGGCTGAGAAAGCTCCGAAGGCGAAAACCGAGAAGAAGGAAACAAAGAAAGCTGCCCCTGCTAAGGCAAAGAAGGCTGATAGCAAGAAAGCAGAGCCGAAAGCGAAGGAAGAGAAGAAGGATGAACCGAAGGTGGCTAAAACTGCCCGCAAAGTGGGAGACATTCACCCGAAGCACCCGACTTGGGTATGGACGGAGTACGCTGAAGGAAAGTTCGATTGGAGAACCAACCCAGCTGATAAGAAGCAAGGACAGAGAACGGACAAGGCAGCGACTTCTGAAAAGAAGTCCGAGCCGAAGAAAGCAGACGTGAGTAAGAAGGCTGTTGCTAAGGAGACGAACAAAAAGGTGGCCAAAGGTGGTAAGGTTGAAAAAGAAGCTCCGAAGGAATTGACAATTGACGAGTTCGTTGCTTTGCCTACCAAGAGTGCGAGAGGTAACAAGAAACCGAGCGAAGCCCAAAAAGAATCATTAAAGCTCATCATGAAAGGCTACCGAGTAACCGCTGACCATAAGTTCTTTGAGAACGCAGAAGGTGATAAGAAAGCATGCAATTGGGATAGCGTAGTTGCTATGCTGAAGAGATACGGAATGGAGTACATACCAGTTGGACTTGTAAAGTAATGACCGAAGTGAAAGAAAATAGCCTGATTGTAGAACTCCGCACCTTTGCCAAGCTAATCGGAGAAGAAGGAAGACAAGCGGAGTTCTACCGTCAGATGCTAAAAGACGCAAAGCCCATAGAGGTTGTACGATTATCGGAGGTGTTTACAGATACCGAGATAAAGGCAATAAAGAGGTTTGTCAATCCCAAAGCAAAAGAGTGTTTTCGCAACGCAACCCTATTCGCTCATATCTACCCAGAGGTCAAATATGTAGAAGGCAAGATGACAGTTTGCGGAACATTCGGAACGGAACATGCTTGGAATAAGGTAGGTGACAAGTACGTTGATATCACTATGGAGCTTGCTCTTGACAGAGACCCAACCGAAGAGGAGTATATGGCTTTGGGAGAGTACGACCAAGAAACCGTTGTTAGCATCTGTACCGAGTTGGGTTGGTATGGAAATATCTATCCTATATTGTATAACAAGCAAAATACCGAGAAATGAGCAAGAACGACTTACAGAAGGTCAAAGCCTTCTACGCAAAGCAAAACGACTGTCCGAGCCTTAAATGGACAAGGGATGCTAACCGAGTACAGAGAGCTGTTTTGTACCAAGGAAGGAAATGAGGGAGGAGCTTGCAAGTATAATCTTTGCCCCAAAGTTAATAGTAACAAACAATCGTAAATTAAATTGGTATGACAAAGACAACCGTAGCAAATCTCAAGAAAGGAGAGTATTTCAAACTATCCGAGAGTGAGACAGCTCCAGTATGGATAAGAGGTGAATATGTACGCTCTGAAAAGAAGTACTCATGTACGAAGTTCGATGATATAAATCATGAGAACTGGTTTAAGGGAAGCAAGGAAGTATTTATTGATTTTGAATTTTAACAATATGGGAAAGTTATACGATAAGTTGCAGAAGCAATTACAAACGGATTTCAAGAAGGATGCCGAAGATTGTCTCAAGATATATGAGAAACTCAAAGAACTGAATAATGGTAGTGTTTGGAGTTCGGATTGGAACCAATTAACGACCATAGCTGGATTTTTGGGCGATAAGTTTCCAAAAACTATGATGTATAAACCAAGCAAATTAGGTTATGAGCTTCTGAAAGGTATTAAGGAAAAGAAGGAACGTGAAGCAGGAGTTCGGTACATATCAGTACAAATGGCTATTATGAGTCATCTATCGGATGCGCAAGAACTTATCAGTTGTAGAGGATTGAGCCTACAAGCTCACGACAAGATAAACTTCGCAAAGCAATTAGTATTAACATATCCTGATACGTCAATCGAAGTATCGGAGAAAGAACTGAACGAGATATGGAACAAGACAATGGAATGACGAAAGAAGCGGCAATCAATGCTATGGAGCAGGGCGGTTACAAAGTTGCTCACCGCTTCTTCGGGAGTAACGAATATATTGCCGCTTGCGATGATGACTATTACTACGATGAGGAAGGACTTATGTTGCCCAAGAAAGACTTTTGGGAATGTCGTCAAGGAGAAGCGTGGAACACTGGATGGAGGATTGTGGGATGAAAGAGAGATATGAATTGAGCTTGTTCTTCTTTATCGAAGGTATGCCCCAAGCAACTCACGCCTTTGCTGATATGAAGATACCGTTGAAACGTAGGAAGGATGCGGAAGGTTGGATTGACTCCTCAGTCAAGAAAGCTATTTTGGTAGATAAAACGAATAATCAAATAACATTGTTAAAAGATGAATAACTTACAAGAGCCGAAAGGCAAGGGGGGGGGCAAGCAGCCTATTAGAAGCAATTCAGGGCAGTCTCTTGACCGTAGATAAAACGGAGAAGGGAGAAACCGCTGGATGGCATACAATGATGCTACGATGTGAAAGAATTATTGAGGAGTGCTATGAACGCTTCGGGGTTGAGTTCCGAGATACGCACGACAATTTCTGCGACAGTCCAGCCTTCTATGCTACCGCAAGTCCTGATTGGGTTATACAATACTATATTGATGAATTCAAACATATAATAAGTCATGAGCAAAACATTAGTAGAAGCAATGCCTGAGCTTGAGCAGATAGCAAAAGAGCTTGGTATCAAAGTAAACAACTATAAAGTCATTGAGGAGTATCGGAGACGACACCCTGAAGAGTTCAAAGAAAAGGAGGATAACAATGGAAAAGAAATATAATATAGCAAAGACTATCAATATACTGGTTAGTATAGGAGTAGTCATAACGATAATGCTTTGTGCGTACAATGCTTGGAGCCTGAATGGTGAGTACACTTGGTTCAGTTTCTTCGCTTCTTTGGTAATGCACGGAACATTAGGAATAATGATATATTGCGGAGTTGATTGGATACTTCGTAGAGTGTTTCACCAAATTAAGTAAAGATGAGAAAATTGATTATGTTGCTAATGTTAGTTATCGTATCAGTTTGCGAGATTAACAGTTACCAACCAGTTCAGAACGAAGAAAGAACAGATGTAGTAATACAAGAGGAAAAGAGAGAGCCGAGCGAATGGGACATATTCGTTGAAGCTCTTATACAAGTAGAAAGTGAAGGCAAAGCAGATGCGGTTGGCAAAACCAATGACGTGGGGATATTACAAATAACTCCGATATACGTCAAGGATGTCAACCGCATTCTTGGTGAAGAACGGTACACACTTGCCGAGCGTACCGATACCGAGAAGAGTTTGGAGATGTTTGAAATCTTACAAAGCCATTACAATCCCAGCAAAAGTATTGATAAAGCGATTAAACTCCATAATCCAGGAGCTGGGCAAAGTTATCGGATAAAGATAATGAATCAAATGGAACTTATTAAAACAAATTTATCATGACGAAAGAAGATTTCAAAAAGAAGTATCACGGCAAGTCCGTAAAGATTGAGCCTTCAATGCAAGTGCAGCATCTTGGAGAGATAGCCGAAAGACCGAGAAGGATTCAAGAAATGTGTAAGCTCATGGGCTTGGAAGCTCATCAAGTTACCGTTCCAGCTCCGTATTTACTTATCACAATAATGGATAAAGCCCAACCGCCATATCCTTATTCTCACGCTGAGGCTTCGGAGCTTGTAAGTGAACAAGAGTTATTGGCTGATTTCAAAGAAGCTCACGAAGAGTTGGAGTTTGGTAAAGCAAAGAAACTACTTGCTGACTTCAAGATTGAGTACGGCTCTATAACAAAGAAGAACAAGTCATGTACCTCAACGGATATGATTGACGAAGGTTTTATTCAGGGGTACACTTCAAACGAAGCGAGCTTGTGGTGGCATCCAATGGGTAGGCGTGTTTTCTTCGTTCGGGGAGAAGGAGCGTTTGAACTAACCGATAAAGTTGAGGAGAATGCCTGAAACGAGAGAACGTGACCCAAAGCACAGCTTCATAGACTTCGTTGAAATGTTCTTTGTACCATTTTGGGAAGAGCCGAGAGAAGGACAAATAACAATAATCGAAGTACCACGTCAGAAGTTTACGATAGAACAAAGAATAATGTTAAACAAAATAAAAGAACAAGCAGAAGATGTCGAATTTGAAGAAATTCAAGGTTAAGTTCTTTGGTAGCAAAAACCGTAAAGAACAAATCAAACAAGTTAAAAATCTTATCGTTGACGCTCCGAAGCGAGAAGCGGTTGAGGACGTTCTGCGTCACCAATACGGCTACGAAGTAATCAACGGATTGAAAATTCACGATTATGAAGGAGAATGAAAACATTGACCCTATGCTTGAGGCGAAAGCTACTTGCTTGGGAGGTTGTCTGACTATGGTAGTCTTGGGCGTATTGTTAGCAATAGTCCTATTCTTTACCAGCTGTAACGGAGGGTTTGAACGCAAAGACCCAAGAGCAGTAACATATCGGGAGAAGGTAAGTGATACAGATACTTCGGAGATATGGAGAAACGTCACCTATGAGCTTGTAAGTGTGTCGTATGATACTGTTCCGAAGGTACGGAGGGAACGAAGTACCATAGAGCCTGAAATTTTAGCTCCGAAGGTTCAGACCATACCGAAAGACCGTGTTGATTTGAACGATTATCTTGGAGACCCAGACGATGGTACTGATTGGAATTATACCGAGATAGACGAAGAAGCAGAAAAGTATCTTGATGACTTGGGAATTTATTGGGATAGTGACAAAGAATATTGGAGGAAAAGAAAATGAGCAAAATCTACGGAGTTTATATGGCGTACACTAAATATGAAGTATTGCCTGATGAGGAGTGCAACAACCCAGACATTCCTAAATACCCACCCGAAATAGCGAGAGTGAGAATGTACGACAATAAGCAAGCCCAAATGGATGCTTATGCTAATACGATGTGTCCTGCTTCTCAATGTTTTGAAGCCGATACGAAGGAAGAAGCAGACAAAATAGTTGAGGACTACAAAAAGAAGTTCCAAGATAAGGCTTGGCTTGAGGAAAACATAGAGCCGTATATTTGATAGCAAAGCGTTAAATTTTGGGCATTTTTAGTTAAAAGCGAAATTTCTACAAAGATTTTTCGCTTTTTATTTTGCCGTTTGCGAAATAGTTTCTATCTTCGTACCAGATAACAATTAAAACAAAGAGATATGAAAACAAGAATAGTCCTTTCAGTCATAATACTTGTAGTTGCGGTAGTAGCTAATTGGATTTACATAGAAGTAGTTTGGGGAAGTTTCCGAAACTTTATGAACGCTTGTTTAATCAAGTCGCTTATCGGAGTAGGATGTTTGGTAGTTATATTGTTAGCAACGTTAATAATCTCAAAAATCAAAAGATAATCATTATGGCAACATTAGAATTAAGCAATGAAGAGTTATATGATTTACACGTAGCTCTTTGCGGAGTAGATAATGAGAGTTATACTCCAATCAAGAACAAAGTAAGGAAAGCAATGGGTTATCCGATTGACTTCAAGTACGACCAAAGCTATGAAAACGTAGCAAAGTTGATGATGGAAGCAATTCAATACGATAACGGAATGTGTAACCGTTGGGAGCGTGAGAAATATCCTGCTAAATGGGTTGAACTCATCAAACAATCTGCTGAGAAGTTCTTTACAGCCAATCCTCAATATCTAAATGAGAAGGATGTTGAAAGAATAGGAATGGGAGGAGAAGAAAGCGAGGATGAAGAAGAGTTTGGAAAGTTAGAAGGATGGCAAGAATTGAACCGAGTTCTTGGACATTACTTCGACCACTACCCAGAGGAAGATGAACCTCAAGGAAATTGGGTGCCTGAATTAAGTAGCGGTCATGACGGTTATCGTTGTACTAAATGTAACGCTTGGGTATATGCCGATAAATTAAGAGTTTGCGACTGTGATAGGAAGGAGCTTGTAAAATGAGAATACTTTGCATATTACAGAACGCTTGGGGTGATAGAAAACTGCCTATCACCTTTGTTCCCAATCCGTATAACAAGAGTGCGAAGGTAGTGAAGAAAATGGTTGGTGATAATCACTACGAGTTTTCAAATACTACGGACGTTGTGACCGATACTCCGAATGCTAAGCCAAAGCCGAATTATGAACACTTTGAAAAAGTTATCGGAGAAATAAGCAAATTTGATATGGTATTAGTTTGCGGAGTTCAAGCTGCTGAAACGGTCAACAAGTACATTGTTAAAATATCCGAGATAGGAACGCCACTGTTATTCGTTCCTCATCCAGCAGCAAGAAACCTTACTAATATACGTTGCGAAGAGATAAGAGAAGAAATCAAAAGAATAGGAGAGCAAAATCATGATTAAGATATTACAAGCAATTGACGGACGTTTCGGCAGAAGAGTTCTGAAGGAACAATACAGAGGATATTGGAGACTATTCACCTACGGTACATTGGCTATCCTATTTATAAGGTTTGTAATGTTTCCGATATTAGAATGGTGGAGCGGTGTAGTAGATTTTCTGAACTATGTAATTTGGGGCTGATAATGACTCATCAGGAGATACTGTTCAAGATTGATTGGGAAGTAAAGAAGCAAGAACGTTTCTTGAACCTTGTAGGTAGAGCCAATCGAATGAAGCCCAAAGACAGGGAGGTTGTTCTGAAGAACGCTCTTTGGGTAGATGGTACGATACAAGGACAAGTCCAGTATTGTTTAAGGAAGAGAGAAAGACTGCTGAAGGCTTATCGGAAATTATATGATAAGTGGATAGTAGGCAAGTGAAACAAAACACATAGCAAGGTTGCTCGTGAACTCCAACCTTCGGGGTGATAAAAGACTTCGGAGGAGAAAGCGGAAGTCACGAGCAATCATATTTTAATTGCCTGACGAAACGTAACAATACCAAAGATAACCGCCAAAAAGATTTTGCTATAAGGGGGTGTTTAGGGGGATATTCTGCGTGAGCGTACATGTACATACGTAAAGCAAAAAACTTCCTTATCAGAAATAAAGACATAACAAATATTGAGAACTTTCTTTGCTACTTTCTTTGGTTCATAAGGGGGTAACCATCAAAGTTATCCTACCCAGTATGTATCAAAAATTGTAAATATGAATTGGATTAAGAAATTTGCTCAATGGGTTTTATCGGAGGAGCTTGCCGAAGAAAGGAAGCATTATCAGAAAATCAATGACGACCTACGAGCCGACAAAGAAGCGTTGGAAAAATCTAACGAATGGTTGAAGCGTTTAGCATTCGGGAGACGTAAACACCTTGTATCGCAATTAATGCTTGAGTGCATAGTCAAGTGCTTACCTGACCCAAATGCTGTAGGAACAGGAGGCATAACCGCTTCGGAAATCAAAATGCGTAACATGGGTTTTGTAGATGAGCTTGGTGGAAGGAAGTACGACCATAAGTGTTTCGTCAAGGAAATAACCACTCATGAAGGGGAGCGAGGAGCGATTGTCCACATAACCGACTACAACATGAATATCTTCATTCCGCTGAGAAAGGAGAATGTCAGTTATGAGGTGTACGGTGTTCAAACCGCAATTGAGACTTACTTCTGGGACTTCTATGGAGCAGGGTTAAGGATGTTAAGTGCAGAAGCATGGGCGATGGCTACGGAGTTCATACGAGCACAAAACAATGTATTGAAAGAATTTAGACAAGAAGGTTTGTTATGAAATTAAACATTTGGCAGGAAGGTCAAGACGATATTCAAGAAAAGCTCCGTGAATATCCGAGCCTTCAAAAATACTACGACATGGTAGCAGAGGAGCTTGGTTGTAAAGTTGAAGAGATTGTTTGTCTTGCTGTTCACCCTGATAATGAGAGGAGCGATGAAGAAGGATGGCAAGTTGAATCATTCTTTCCGAGAGGAGTTGACCCTCAAACCGAGATTATTGATGACGATTATCATACCAGTGATTTTGCTATTGGTAGCGTCATTCGTCTTAAACAGGATGGAATTGTATTCGTAGCTGAAACAAATGCTTCTCCTTGGTTTGTATATGCTAATCCAAGCAAGATAGAGATATGGTCAAAGTAAGAGTCAGTCAAATACCCGAAGAAAGCGGCAAGCCGAAGTATCAAAAGAAGATGAAAACCACGACAAAGAAGGCAAAAGACTTCGATGACGAGGAAGATGATGACGACTTCGGAGAGGAGCCTGAGGAGGACGAGCCGAAACGGTTGAAGAAAACAATGATTAACTTCGGAGAGGAAGGAATTATTATTTCAGCCTACGATTTGAATTGCATTGAGAAGGACATGAGATTTGTCGAGAAGCCGACCGCTCACTGGGAGTTCGGTATCACGATAAACAAAGGACTCAATCCAGGGCAGTTCATCAATAAAACAGACTTATCTATGTGGTATATCAAGGAGGAAGTCAGAGACCGAAAATGGGACAGACTGATGGAACTCCTGAAATTAGAAGGTCTCAACGTTATTGAAGTGTAGTAAACAGTTATAGTACCGTTACATTTTGTTAAATTTAATTGTAAAGAAAAATGAAAAAGTATGAATTGGTAGCCGCAGTGGCTAAGGAAACTGGGATGACCCAGACAGACGTGAACAAAGTAATCGACGCAATGTGTCCTGTAATCGTAAAGGCTTGCGTTGAGGATGGTGATGAAGTAAACCTGCCTACTCTTGGTAAGTTCAAACAGAAGGTCAACCCTGCTCGCAAGGGTATCAATCCGTTGACCAAGAAACCGATGGATGTGCCTGAGAGTCATACGTTGAAGTTCACACCTACAACAACTATCAAGAAGGTTATTCAGCCCAAAGCAGCAAAGAAAGCTAAAAAGTAAGCGAATACCCGAATGACGAGAGAACGGAGATTGGCGAATAATGTTTGCTTTTCTCCGTTTCTTTTTCTCCCAAAGTTTATAATTACAATTTAACAAAAGTAGAATGTAATGAAAGCAATAACAACGAAAGAAAAGTTACCAAAGTTTCTTGTAGTGAACGGAGAGCCTGAAAGCAAGCCTTGGAATAAACATCTTCTGAAACCTTTCAAGAAAGGCGAGATTGTAAAAGTAGCTCCGTTTGAGGAACAAATAAGAAACGATAAGTATGACGACCAATTTCAGTATTGTAAGCCCAACAACGACCCAGAGCATTTTCGCAAAAGATACGTTGTTGTTTATCGGAAAGACGAAGAAGGCAAGTGGACGCTGAAATATACTCAAGGATGGGATTCATTTGATTTATTAACAATAAAAAACAAAAAGTAGTATGAAACGTTTGAAAAGATTTATTTTGAGCTTGTTGCTCACGAAACAGGAACGAGTTATGATTTGGAACGCTCTTTGGTTCTCTAATCATACCTACAGGAGAAGGGGAAATGTAGATGGTACTGCCGCAGTACAGATGGTGATGAACAGAACTGAAGGGTTGATTGTACCGAAAGGCAGAAAATACTCCGAGAAAGAACTCACCGAGATTGTTGAAGGAATTGTCAACGAAGCGGCAAAGGCAAGCGAGGAAATAACAAGACACGTTGCCCGCCAAGAGTTCAACAAAGGCTATCGGAAAGGAAGAAGCGAAAGAACGATTGAAGAGATTGCTGAACCGCTCAGACCTTTCGGCAGAGCCGTACACGTTGAGGAGAAAGACGGCAAATTGGAAGTTGATATGGAACTCAACGAAGGTATGGAGATTGACCGTGAGAAGTGCGAAACATGCGATGCTCGTGAAGGCTGTATTATCTTCGCTATGATATTTGGTCACGACAAAGAAGAGGATGCTGAGGGCAGCGATTCAAAGCAGACTGAAGGCGAAGATACCGAGAAGGAGGAGAAGAACGAAGAGCAAGCACCTGAAGGCACTGAAGGACATCACGAAGCTCCGAAGGAAGATGAGGGCAAATAAAATTCTTTGATTGTCTATATAGAAACCGTGCGGCAAGGTTAATAACTAAGTCACACGGTTTCAACATTTAATAACAAGGATATGATAAAGAGTAATTACATAGTATTCGACTGCGAAACAGGTGGGTTATATGAGGACAAAAATCCAATAACCCAATATGCTGCGGTTGTTCTTGACGGCTCTACTTTGAAAGAGATAGACCGTTGGGAAACTTTCGTCAAGCCTTATGCTGATTTAGTTATCGAACAAGATGCGTTGGATAGGACTATGGTGAGTATGTCCGATATAAACAAGGGCATGAGTATTAAGGAGTTTATTTCAACCGCTACGGAGTTCTGGGAAACTCATAGAGCGAAGTCCAAGAAGAAGGAAATGGGACGGCTTGTACCAGTAGGTCATAATGTTCCTTTTGATATTCGGTTTTTGAATTACGCTCTTTCTATTCAGAAGAAGGATGATGTTGAGTTTTGGATGTATCCGAATATCATTGATACCTTTCCGCTTGCTAAATTAGCGTGGGGAATTAACGGAGACGAGAAAATCAACTTGGGAGCTTCTTGCGAGACGGCAAAGATACGTCTTACAGATGCTCACGGTGCTATGAATGACGTAGAAGCGACAGCCGACCTTCTACGGTGGTATATGCGTAAGCTCCGAGCGAAGAAAGGAGAAGGAGCGGCAGAAGCTACTCAGGGCAGAGCGAAGGGGGATGAGTTCTTTGAGTTCAAATGTGGAGCAAAGTAACTTCCCAAAGTTTATAAGAACAACGGAGCAAAACTGGTTGTGAGAAGTCGTAACAAAAATGGTAGTGTAGAGTGCGTTGAACTATCTACTTAATAGCAATGATTGCTCCGTTCTTATTCAGAATAAACAGTTATAGTATCAATAAATGTAAATTAAAATCGTATGTCTGAAACAAATGAAACTCCGAAACGTAAACGGAGAACAAAAGAAGAGATTGAAGCTGCTAAGGCAGCAGGAACTTACAAGCCCAGAACAAGGAAGAAAGTTGAGGAAGCTCCGAAAGAGGAAACAGCGAAGGCTCCTGAAGAGTTCCAAGCAAAACCTACGAAGCTGCCTGCTGAACAATCCGTTCTGATTATGGCTTGCCTTCAGCCTGAGGTATCAAAGAAAGCTATTGAAGCCGCAAAGGAGAAAGGCGTTGAGGTTGTAATTCTTGAAGACCGAGTAATTCACGACTATCTGAGCGTCAGAGACCGTGAAGGAAAAGAAGAGAGAAGTTTGGGAGACTTCCTGAATGACACTTCCAATCGTTTACATGCTGAAGACCAATGCGTGAAGTTATGGATGATACTTACGCACGGTCAGCCGATTGAGAATGCAGAGCAAAGAGTATTCACGAGAACGGAGGTTGTTAAGGCGACCAATCTGACTCATAATAAAGCTGACCAAGTCTTTCAGTTACTCCGAGCCTTCGGAATGTTACGTTTCACGAAAGGAACGCACGAGTTTGTTCTCAACTTCAGCAAGAATAAATGTCACGATACTATCAAGACAGAAGTTCTTTCGATGTGTAAGGCGATGAACAACGACATTCTCCGTTACAAGGCATCAATCGAAGCCGATACTGAATTGACGAAAGAGCAAAAAGATGAACTGTATAAAGAATTACAAAGAGCCGTTGACGAGACAATCGAGTATTAACCAAAAACGGACATAAAAGAGTTTGAGAGCTAACAGGGTGTAAAAGCCTTGTTAGCTTTTGTCGTATAAAGAGGATTGATATGATAGCAACAGTACCAGACATAATTGCGAAAGCTCCTGTAACCTTGTTACAGTCTCCGATGCATCAATTGGAATGTCTCAATATAGTAGATGAGATAATTGACGGCATGGACGATAAGGGAATATTGGAGCTCATGCAAGGTTCAGGAGGAGACTTGGATTGGGTATTAGATAACTTGATGAAAGACACTTATCAGGTTATGTACACTGGAGACCCAAATATTGACTTCGCTCCGAAATATACCGAGAGACTTTCACAGTCAATCGAAGAAACATTGCGTACACGCAACCTTACTTACTTTATTACTTCGGTAATGCCCGACTTCCAATTGTCTTGGCATCATTTGGAATGGGGAGATTTGGTACACCGATACAATAAGTTATGTATCAACGCTGCCCGTGACCACGGTAAATCGTATTACTTCTCAAATGCCTATTGTGCGTGGAAGCTCTATTCTTACGCAAAACCAAAATCAAGTGTATTCTCTGCCCGACCTACGAAGAGCAATTCCAATCGTGGGTATTTGTTCAGCTTCTCACTCCAGCAGTCCGTTGACCTTATGGAGATTTTGAAGGGAACAATTGAGAGCAACGATATTCTCAAAGACAGACTTTATCCTGATTCAAGAAATAGCGGAGCGTGGGCGAGTACGAACATAGTATGTAGGAACGGAGCGAGGTTGACGTGTAAGGGATTTGGGTCATCAGTACGTGGTGCTCACCCATACTGGATAGTAGTAGATGATGGACTGAAAGATAACGTCATATACAGTGCCCTACAAAGGCAGAAAAGTATAGACTATTTCCACGCTGTTATTATGAATATGCTCGTGCCAGGAGGACAAATCATTGTCGTTGGTACTCCGTTCCACGCTTCTGACTTATACGGAGATTTGAGAAGCAAGAGCATATTTGCTACCCATAATAAGAAGGGTTGGTTTGTAATCGAATATCCTGCTATATTTCCTGACGGACGTATCTTGTGGCCACAGCGTTGGAGCTTCTTCGATTTGATGGACAAGAAAGCAACACAAGGTAACATCATCTTCAGCCGTGAGAACTTATGCCGACCTATTACCAATGAGGCTTCTATCTTCCCATTGAAAGTTTTGGAGCGTTCTTTGGTACGTATGGAGAACTACACGTTGGTACGCAATCGTGATGACTTCCCGATTAAGTTTAACAAAGTAGTTACTGGTTGTGACTTCGCAATATCCGCTAACGTAGGAAGCGACTACACTGTATTCACGACTTGGGGAGTAGATGACGAAACAGGAGAGCGTTGGTTGCTGAACTTCTATCGAGATAAGGGCAAGACCTTCCACGAACAGATGCAAATATTGAAGGGAATCAACGCAAGATTCAGACCTGATAGCATGGTGATGGAGCAAAACACATTCCAACAGATATTCGTTCAGGAAAGCGATAAACAGGGGTTGCCAGTTATAGGACATACCACTGGAATAGATAAGTATGACTTGAAGACAGGATGGCCAGGTTTGGCTATTGATTTTGAGCGAGGTAAGATACATATACCAATTGGGGATAAGTATTCACAAGACGTGAAAGATTTGATTTTCTCCGACCTTGGTTCAGTAGCCTTTACCGATAAAGGACTTGAGTCAGTAGGAGAACATGACGATATTTCATCCAGCTTCTGGCTTGCTAAATTGGGAGCTAACTTGATAACCACAGGATTCAAATACACCTTCCTTTAATACCCAGAGTTTATAAGGGTAAACTGTAAATCAAATTGGTATGACTAAGAAAAGTGAGAGTGGAAAGAAACCGTTTTGTAATTGCGTATCTGTAATTGTTACGCATCTTGGAGACTACTCCGAGAAATGTTATCAAGTAACTGACGGTCAAGGCAGGAAAGGTTTTATACCAAAGTCAGCTGTCTATTGTAAGGACGAGTTCAGTCAAAGGCGAGCATATTATATTGCTATATGGGCTTTGAGAAGAACTGTTTTGGGGTATTCCCAAACTAAGCGTTGGGGAAATTGGGATGCTGAAAAGCAACAAATTGTAAACTGTTTTAGATTTAATAACAATAAAGAAGATTTGGACATGAAACAAAGAAAGGTCAAGATGATTTTGAAGGATGGGGGTGAGGCTCCTGTCTATGCTACTCCGAGAAGTTCAGGAGCCGATGTGAGAGCAAATGAAACTTTCACAATCCAGCCGAACGAACGCAAGATGATTCACACGGGCATCTATATGCAATTGCCCGAAGACATGGAAGTTCAGGTAAGACCGAGAAGCGGACTTGCTATGAAACATGGTATTACTTGCGTGAACGCACCTGGCACTATTGATAGCGATTATCAGGGTGAGTGCAATATCCTTCTTATCAATCACGGAGACAAAGAAGTGAGCTTTGAGAAGGGCGAACGTATTGCTCAGTTTGTATTCGTAGAGAATGTTGTTCAGGCAGACTTCGAGTTTGTTGAAGAGTTCTCCGAGACTACGGAACGAGGAGCAGGTGGATTTGGTCATACAGGTACAAAGTAATGAGCCAGTTCAGACAATTTACTAACGGCAAAGGTTTGTTTATCGGGGTTGACTTTGGCTTCGGTAACGACTTTGCCGTTGAAACTCAAATACAGAAGCAGCCTGACGGGAGCTTGAAAATACTTTCGAGCAATATCATTGGACGTGCTGAAGATTACAAGAAAGAAGAAAAGAGAGAACAAAAATGTAAAGAATATGAAAAACTTTGCAATCAAGAAACCGTTGAGCAAAAATCAACTTGACGATTTGACTAATGGGCTTGTTAATGCTATGCGTTATTCTGACCCAAATGTTGAATACCCAAGTTACGATAAGGCGAAACAAGATGATGGGGTAATGGCTGAATGGTTTTATCCCATTTTCAATGGTACCAATGACTTCTCCGAGCTTACAGCCATTCATATGTACACTACTCAGGAAGCTACGTTTGAGGACGTAGGTGAGCTGCTATTGGGCATTGCTCTGACTGAGATGAAACACTACGATAAGCTGTCAGACTTTATCCGAAAGATAGGAGGAAAGATTGACCAAAGATATAACAATTCAGGCGTTACCGTAGGAAAGACCGCAGAAGAAGCAATTGAAATAGCAATCGGTGCGGAGGAGAAAACAATTGACTTCTATGAGAACTTGCAAAAGAAGCTCTTGAAGTTACAAGAAACGGAGACAATCAAGATAGCTCTTCAACTGCTTGCTAAATTAGTAGCGGATGAGGTAGTTCATCTGAAACTATTAAAAGAACAATTAAAGAATGATTAACAAAATGAAATGTAACGGTATTGATTTGTTAGCAGACTACGTGTTCTTGTCCAAATACTCTCAAAGACGAGAGGACGGACGACTTGAACACTGGGATGAAACTATTGACCGTATCTACGAGATGCACAAGGTCAAGTTGAAACAGTTAGGTCTGCTTGGTGAAGAAACGGTTGCTATGATAGAAGAAGCAAAGCGTTTGGAAGTTGATAAGAAAATCTTGTCTTCCCAGCGTGGGCGTCAGTTCGCTTCTCCTTCGGTAACGAGTGGAATATTGAAGCATGAAGCTAAGTTATACAATTGCTGTTCTACCTACGTTGACCGTGTAGAAGTATTCAGCGAAATAATGTATTTGCTTCTTTGCGGTTGCGGTGTCGGTTATTCCTTACATAAGGAGTATATTGACAAGCTGCCAATAGTCAAGCCATATAACGGAGACCAAAGACCTCAATTTTTTGTTGAAGATAGTATCGAAGGATGGGCTGATTCAATCCGAGAGCTTATGACGTCTCTGTTTGAAGGCAAGTCCGCTGATATAGTCTTTGACGCTATCCGACCAGAAGGAGCGTTGATTGACGGCAAGTTCCTCGCACCTGGCCCAGAGCCGTTAATAAAAGCTCATAATCATATCAAAGAAGTCATGAAAGTCGCTCAAGGCAGAAAGCTCACGAGTATCGAAGTTCATGACATCATTTGTTATATAGCCGACAGTGTTGTGAGCGGAGGGGTGAGACGTTCTGCTATGATAGCCTTGTTCGACAAAGACGATGAGTTGATGCTCCGAGCTAAGACAGGAAGCTGGTGGACGGACAATCCTCAAAGAGCGATGGCAAATAATAGCATTCTTGCTACTCTATCTGACCCACTGGGTTATGAGGAAATGAAAGACAAGTTACAAGTTATCCGTCAGTTTGGAGAACCAGGGTTTGTAAACGTAAAGAGTTTCAAATATACGGTCAATCCTTGCGGTGAGATTGTAATGGAGCCTGCTATCAACGGAAAGTCTGGTTTTGCGTTCTGCAATCTTGTAGAGATAAATGCCGAGCGAGTTAAAACCAAAGAGGAGTTCTTGGAAGCGTGTCGTGTAGCTTCGTTCGTAGCAACTGTTCAGGCTCTTTATACTGACTTCAAATATCTGTCTCCTGCATCACGTGAAATAGCCGAGCGTGATAGAGCTATCGGAGTGAGCATTACAGGCATATATGCCAATCCTATCCTTCGGGGTGAGGTATTAAGAGAAGGTGCGAAGGTAGTTTCAGAAACCAATGCAGAATGGGCAGCAATCTTTGGTATAAATAAGAGCCGTACTTGTACGACAATCAAACCGAGTGGCAACGCTTCTTCTATTCTTGGGTTGTATTGTAGCGGTATTCATCCAGCTCATGCTGAAAAGTATTTGCGTAGAGTTCGCATCAAGACTTATAGCCCAGAGTTCATTGCGTTGAAAGATACTCCATTGGTGAAAGTTCTACGAGGGGATGAGGCGGTGATAAGTTTCCCAATTGAGTCCGATGACCCGAATATGATATTCAAAGATGAGGTATCAGCCGTTGAGCATCTCAAGTTTATCGGTATGGTAAAACATTATTGGATAAACAAAGGGAGCGTTAATACCAAAGCCGTTGCTAACAATATATCCGCAACCGTTGAGGTAAAAGACGATGAGTGGGATGAGGTAGCAGCTGTTCTGTTTACCAACGATTATCTATTCACTGGTGTGAGCTTGTTACCGAAGATGGGCGACCAAATTTATGACAACGCTCCGTTCCAACGTTTATCTTCTAAGGAAGTTGAAAGTGAGTATAATGCTATCAAAGAGTATCTTGATACCCACGAAGTAGATTTCAACGAGATAATGAGCGACCGTGAGAACTTCTATTCAGGCGACATGGTAGCCGTAGGATGTTCGGGAGGAGCCTGTGAATTGAAATAGATATGAAAATTGAAAGTTTTATATTAAGTATTCTCAAGAAGATTGAAGAGTCATGGCCAGGAGTTATTTGCTATGCTTATAAGACTGGTAATGCTCCGATGACCCACGTTTGGTGGGAAGTCTCCGTTTCAGATTTTGAATTGTATATGCACGATAAGCGTTTCAAAACTCTTACCAATGCTTGGCATAAAGCAGCGAAAGCTCAAGGTCATAAGATAATCTTTGTCTGCGGTTGGAAGCCTACGGAGGAGAAACTTGTTAAATTAGCAGAAGAGGATAACTTGATATTGAACGTGTAATTTAATTGTCTCATTTAAGTATGATTTGGGAGGAGCCACTTGTGAAAGTCGCTCCTTTCTTTTTAACAAAAGTTAAATTTAGCAAAGTTTCTTATAAAAAGTTTTGCGGTTACAAAATAAGTTCGTAACTTCGTACCAGATAATCAATATAACAAAGTCATGGGAGCATTTATACCAAGTAAATATCAACGAGCCGTTTACATCTATATTGAGAAGGGTAAAGGCAATGCGGTTATAGACGCAGTAGCAGGTTCAGGAAAATCTACAACGATTGTGAATGCGTTGAAACTTATTCCGAAGAACAAGCGAGTATTGTTTTTGGCGTTCAACAAGGCAATTGTAGAGGAACTAAAAATCAAAGTAGGCAATCTCAACAACGTAGATATTAAAACGCTACATAGTTTGGGAGCTTCGGCAACTATGCGAGCTTTGAACTCTCAACTTCAGGTTGATAAATATACGGCTTGGGTAAATAATGGTATCAAATACTCTTCCCTTTCTCCGAAGTCAGATTTGTTGCCTGAGCAGATGAATACGTGGAAGCAAAATATCTTGAAGCTCATTGACCTTGGTAGAGTGAATTTGGTTAAGTCTGAGAAGGAATTGGAAGAACTTGCTTGGAAACATAATATTGATTTGGAAGATAACGAGGTTGATATTGCTATTAAGGGTATCAATTGGGGAGAAAGGGAAACGCAAGTCATAGACTTTACAGACATGATATACTTCCCGAACGTCAAGCAAATAAAGATGTTCCAATATGATTGGGTATTTATAGACGAATGTCAAGACCTTAATGCTGCTCAAAGAAACTTGTTCTTGAAATGCTTGAAACCGAATGGAAGATTTGTAGCCGTAGGTGACCCAAGACAATGTCAACCTGCTGGAACAAAAGTTTTAACTACTTTGAACGGAGAAGTTAATATTGAAAATTTGAAAATTGGAGATAAACTTGTTTCGTATGATAAAGGAGGAAAATGGATTGGGTTAAATTCAAATCATCAATCCATCAAACATGCTCCTGTTATAGAAAATATTGTTAAAAGTGAATATGATGATTTACTTTATTGTGTTGATACAAATAGTTCGGTTAGTAAATACACATATAATCATATTTGTATGGTTCGTTTTAATCCTACGTCTTGGGATAAAAAGTATGTTGTTTATTTAATGAGCAGAGATACTAAATATGGTACTGATTGGAGGATAGGTAAAAGTAAGTTATATTCAGAATCAGTTCATGAGTTTGGTTTAAGGCATAGATTATTGACAGAAAAAGGGGATAAAGTTTGGATATTGAAAATTTGTAAAGATGATTCAGAAGCGAGAATTTGGGAAGAAATATATTCAACTAAATACGGCATATCTCAGAAATGCTTTACTACTGGAAATAATGACAATAAAACATTCGGAGAAGACAAGAATGTAAGATTTGTATTTTCTATGGTTAGAAAATATGTTAATGAAAGAGCGGAGAGACTTTTCAAAGATTTAGATAAAAGATTTAATTTTCCTTTTATTGATAGAAAGGAAGATACTCAAAAACATTTTTCTAAAAAACATATGTTTGAATGCAGAGCTTGTAATTTATTCAGTAAAGATATGCAAGTTTTTACCGAAAATGGTTGGGTTGATTTTTCTTTATATACTGAAAGATATAATGATTTTGTTTATTCTTTGAAAGTTAGTAGAACAGAAATGTATGTAGCTGATTCAATTTTAACTCACAATTGTATATACGGCTTCGCAGGAGCGGATGTTGAGAGCTTCAACATATTGAAAACCATGCCTCATACCGTTAAACTTCCTTTATCCGTATGTTACCGTTGCGATGGAGATATAATCGGAATGGCCAAAGAGATAGTGCCTCAGATAGAAGCAAGAGCAGGAGCACCAGATGGCGTAGTTAGTAGAGAGAGCGTTGTTGCCGATGTGAAAGATGGAGATATGATACTTTGCAGAGTATCGGCACCGTTGGTTAAATTATGTATGCAATATATTGGGAGAGGGGTGAAAGCGTATGTGAAAGGAAGGGATATTGGAACCAATCTTATTAACATGATAAAGAAAACCAATCGCAAGCAGATTAAGGACGTAATGGAGAGACTTGAAAGGGAATTATCACGGATAATCGGAAAGGTGGTAGCAAAGCAGGGATGCACCGAAGCCGAAGCGAAAGAACATGAAATGTATAAGAACTACGAAGACAAGTTGAAAGCAATCGAAGTCTTATCAGAAGGGTTGGTAACTTCCCAAGAAGTCATTGACCGCATAGACATGATTTTCTCCGATGATAACAAGAACGGTATTTGTTTGAGTACAATTCATAAATCGAAAGGGTTGGAAAGCGACCGAGTATTCATCATATGCGAGGATAAGTTGTATTTGAAATATTGTATGACCGTTCCTTGGATGGCGGAACAAGAAAGAAACTTGGTTTATGTAGCTTATACAAGGGCAAAACATTTCCTTGGTTTCATTCAGGACTTCGTAGCATAACAGATATAACTACCTAAGTTTTAAGAAATTTGTATTATGGCAGTAGTAGGTTTGAAATTAAAGGTTACGAAGGAACAATCAGCTGAATTTATCAGGCTGATGAAGCAGGCTGTATTCTCTTCCGAGAATCAAGTGGATGATTTCGCAGAACCAGTATCAAGATTGTTAAGCGAGTTACAAGCGGATATAACAATTGAGGATGGTTCTATCAGTTTGGAAAATCTAAGGATTGATTGCGGAAAAGCTGATGCGGAGAGTTAAAATTGTGGTGAAAAGTTAAAAAGCGAGAATTTTCCAAAGATTTTTCGCTTTTTATTTTGCCGTTTCAAAAATACTCCGTACCTTCGTAGTGTAATTGTAAATAAAGATTGTAAATCAAACAGTAAATTTCAAAGATATGGAAGCAACAAATCAAGATTTAGACAAAGTATTAGGAAAGTTAAGAAAACTGAAAGCGTTGTACGAAGGTGCAAAAGCTATCAACTCCGAAGGAGAAGCGAACGCAGCTGCTGCGGCAATTCAAAGACTTCTTACCCAGTACAATTTGTCGATGGACGAAGTAGGAACTGATGAGCAGAAGAAGCAAGACTTGGTATTTCACGAGACTGCATCAGGGTTCACTTACAAGAGTATCGGAGGAGAATGGGAACAACGCTTGGTGTACGTTCTTTGTAAATGGAACTTCTGCCGTTGTTTTATCTACGGTAAATCATACAAGACTTTATTGCTTGTAGGTAAGAAGGAAAACTTGGAAACCGTTAAGTGGTTACGTGAAATGTTGTCTGAACGTTTCGTAGCGTTCTCAAAACAACGCTTCAAAGAGTACAAGAAAACCATGGAGTATGCACTGAAGCCTATCAGCTTGGATAAGTATCAGAGAAGTTACCTAATGGGCTGTGCAGCTGGGCTGGATGCTAAGCTGAAAGAGGAGAGCGACCGAGAAAAAGCGAAGGACTTGGAATATGGAGCAAAAGTGAACGCTTTGGTAGTTCGGAACGATACAGCGGTTCAACAATATGTAGCCGACAAATTTGGTAAAGCAGGACACCGCAAGACAAGAGAAACTTTTGACTCAGCAAGAGCCTACGGATATAAAGACGGCAAGAACACGGAGCTTCATAAACAAGTAAGTGCGGGAGCGAAGAGTCAAGCCGATGGAGTGAAATTGCTTAAATGACCATATGTGACTTTGATTGAGATTATGGGGGTTGTTCTTCGGAATGGCTCCCATAGTTATTATAAGAAAACATTTGAAACATGAATATATTATTTGACGGTAACTATTTGTTCCACAAAACATTCTCCGTTTTCTCTACCTATTACAAGGGTCAAGACATGGGAGAAGTTCTCCAAGATAAAGAGAAACAGCAAGTATTGATACGCAAATGTATTATGGACATGTGCTTTGCTTTGAAAAAGTTTAAGGACATAAAACGAGTAGCATTTGTGATAGATAGCTCTTCATGGCGTTACAGTATCTACGATGATTACAAGTACGCTCTTACGAGGGTCAGAGACCCATTTTACAAGCATTTCCTGACCGTATTAGATATGTTTGAGGCTCTTCTTCGGAGAAAAGGACTCATCGTCAGTAGGGTCATGGGAGCAGAGGGGGATGACCTTCTGTACGTATGGGGGTTATACTTCGGATATTGTTTGGATGAAGAGTTGGTTATAATCACTGGTGACTCTGATATTCGACAAATCATGAACAAAAACGTCTCTTTGTTCAATAATAACTCAAAGAACTTGAAGATGTATTGTATCCCAGAGAAGGAAGTATTTTGGAACGAGTATCTTGAAACCGATGTTCAGGTCATACCTACGAAGCCATTTGAGGTTTTGTTATATAAGGTCATTATGGGAGACACTTCTGATAACATTCCGAAGCTCAAAGCAGGGTTTGGGCCAAAAGCCTTTGAGAAGTTCATTGAATCAATTTCTCCTTATCACGAGCCGAAGGATATTGACCTTGTACCGATGGCTCAATGGATTGCCAAACGTTTCTCCGAGTTTACGAAAATGAAAGAGGAGGAAGTGTTGGGACAAGTTTTATTCAATCTGAAGATGACGTGGTTGAACTTGTCTGTATATAACAATACCGATTATCAGACTAAGAACGGCAAGAGCCTTCTTGAAAATATGCTTGACGATGTAAACGACCAAAAGAATAAATACAGTTATAGTAAAGCATACACGTTAGAAGATTTTTATGGTATGGCAATCAAATAAACATTGATAAATATGAAAAAGAAAACAATCATCTGGGTTGCAATTATTGTAGCCGTAGTTATCGGAGCGTTGGTGTATATGCACCACACTCCTGTTTGGGTATCAATCTCAAACGTTGTGAGTTTAGCAATCGGTGTCGTTGTCGGCTGGATTGCTCATGTTTTGTATAACAAATATATCAAAGAGTAATCATGGACGAAATTAGCAAAGCGATTCAAGGAGCGAGAGCTGCTCAGCGAGGACGCATCATGGGGAGTTTCTCAAACTTCCAAGAAGTAACAGCGGATGAGGATTCAATCCGCAAAGGTGAAGAAGTATCGGAGGAAAATCCATTTGACAAAGCTGCCGAAGAAGCAGATGTGGAGAAGTCTGATGTAATGGATGCTTTATCCTATCAGGGAGACATTAAAGTGTCTAAGACTGGTAAGGAGATTAAAGACCAAGTGGACACCGTTCTGCTGCCTGCTATGACGGCAGATTTGGCTGTAAAGGAAGCTGAAGCCGATAAGAAGTTGAAAGACTGCGGAACAGCTCCGACCAAAGACCCAGACAAATGGTGGACTGATGGTATCAAGATGGACTGCGGTTACAAAATCTATGATTGGGAAGAAACCTATGTTCCAAGCAATGACGGAGGAAAGATGATGAGTTCTCTTTCGGCTTCGGATGCAGAGGACAAGAAAGGTAACGTGCCCGAAAATCAAGAGCAAGCAACATGCCGTAGAGAGTACAACGATATTGTACGAGCTATCTGCAATATCAAAGTTGATATCAAGGCGTGTGAGATTTTGAAAACTCTTGCGGATAACAAGGAGTTTGAACTTTCACCACGTCAGGTATTAGCATTAAGGTTTTAACGTGGGGAGGTGTACTGCGACTGGAGAGGGAATTGAGTTGTGAAACTTGGTTCCCTTTCATTTTTCTCCCATAGTTATTAAGTAAAATGTTACACTATGCCAATAGATAATGATAATCCACAAGTATGGAGCTACTTTAAGCGAGGAGATATTGTCAAGGATTCAGAAGATAGCGTGTGGGGCAATACTAAATTTGAAATCACTGGGTTTCATGGTAATTGGTACTGTCCTTTATTATCAACGAATATATGCGGCAAGTTCTATCCCAGCGGCAATCCTCAACGTTGTAATTTAGGAGTTCGTGAAGCAAGGTTAATTAACGCAGCTCACCGACCTTTCAAAAGAATGAAAAAAGTTCCTTTGCTGAAACTAATGGCGAAAGGAAACGTGGAAGCGAGGAGAGAATTTGTTATGAGAGTAAATACAAAAACTTTATAATTTATGTTTGAACAAGCAGCATGGTATGATAAGCTCCCAGACGAGAGCTTGGAAGTGTACGAGCCTCATTTGAGATTATTCTTTGAGACTATGTACGAACGACAAATGATTTGGAAACGTAGGTTCATAGACAGGAAGGAAAGACCTTGGACAGACAACAAGATATTCCAAGAGTCAAAATTCACGAACGTGTACCGAGAACTTGACCGAAACAGTCAATGGCAAATCAAAAACATTCTTCTTGATGAAAGTCTTTCTTTGAAGAACTTGGTTTGGAAGATGATGGTTTTCCGTTTCTTCAACAATCCTGAAACTTTCGAGTTTGAACCGAAAGGAAAGAGCGTTCAACCCAGTCTATTCGGAGCACCTATCAAGTCAGGACTTAAACAAGCTCAATCTATGGACGAGCTTATTTCAGCCAAGAAATGGAAGAATGGTATTCCCGATTGGGAGGAGTATGACGAAGATGAATTCAGCCGTTTCATTGCGGGCGTTCGGAGTTCGGGTCAAAATCCATATACAACCGCTTACTTGATAAACTCTCAGGCAACACCTGGTCAGCCGAGAGATTATTGCTATACAAGGGTTGTAATTCCTCATCTGCATAAGAACGTAGGGAAGCTCATTGCTACGGTGATGAAAGCTAAGAAGCCAGAAGATATTATTGAGTATCTGAAAACATTCCCTGCTGTTGCGGACTTTATTGCTCATGAGTTTTATCAGGACTTCACATACATAGAGCGATACAGAGGTCAACAGTTTATGAAGTTCGACCAAAACGACTTCACGAATGTTGGGCCAGGGTGTAGTATCGGCATACGTCTTATTTATCCGAGCCTTTCAACTCTCAGAGAACAGAAACCTGCTATATATTGGTTACGTGACCTTGCGGCTGAATGGCTTGAAAAGATTGGCGAAGAGAGGGGTGAGCGTTTTCCGTATCTTTATTGGGACATAGAAGATGGCGAGTATTACACAGCCGATGAACCAAACATAACTCTTCATCAGATTGAGATGTGGCTATGCGAGTTCCAAAAATACTGGAAGATGATTATCGGAGAAGGTAAACAACGCAGCAAATTTCAACCGAGAAGCAAATCAATTATTTCAAAATAACAATGGACAAGAAATTAACAGAATTTTTTGAGAAGAAAGAATTTGAGGTTGTAGAAAAGAAAACTACAACCCAAGTTCTTATTCAGAACTTACTTGCGTTCAGTGTACGTGAGAAGAAGGGAGGGTTGTTTGATATTTCAATCAACATAGTAAAGGACGATGAAGAAAAGGAGAAGCTGAGAAAACGTATCAACCGTGAAGGCTCTTCGGAGAACGAAGGTTGGAACATTGACTTGGAGAAAACTCCGATACTTCACAATGTAACGATAAGTCAGTTTGAAGCCTTCTGCAAGCAAACTAAGCTCATTGCTCAGGTGAAACGTCTTTCGGAGTTCCGAGAGGTACAGAGCGACTTCACATTGGCAGTAGCAGAGAAGGACGGCAAAACTTTGAAGTGGCGTTCAAACCTTCCTACGGAGAAGCATATTGTTGATGCGGTATTCAAAGGCAGCGAGTACACTCACCGTTCAGTAGGCTTGGGCGGTTTAACTCTTACCAAGAAAGATGTTGTATTGGACTTGGGCGGTAATATCGGAGCGTTCACTTGCGACATCTTCGATAAAGTCAAAAAGGTCATTGTATTTGAACCTGAAGATGTGAACTATGAATTTCTATCTACGAATATAGAAGATAACGGAGCGAAGAACGTAATTGCCCACAAACAAGCCGTAGTTGGTAATGACGATAAGGTGCGTGACTTCTATCTGGGTAAAGCTCCGTATTATTATTCATTCTTGGTAAAACATAACCGCAAACGTGTTCCTGTTGAGTGCGTGAATATCAACGAGGTTATGAAGAAGTACAAACCTACCAAGATGAAGGTTGATATTGAAGGCTCTGAATGGGAAGTTCTTATCAACTGTACGGACTTCGGAGACGTTGACCAGATAATCTTTGAGTACAATTTCGATATGAACATGGACTTAAAAGAGGACTTCAAGCGGTTCAAGGCTCTTCGGAAACATCTCAAGAAACACGGCTTTGACGTTCAGGAGATGGAGCGAGATATGAAGCAGAATTGGAATTTGGTTTTCATGGTAACAAAGAAATAAGCTATGCCGATTTCAAAGAAAATAAAAGAACTCAAGGAGCCATTGGAGGTAGATTTACAGCTGATGGCTTCTGAGCTTGATACTTCGGTTAAGAACATGAAGTATTTATCAAAAGATATGATGACCGATGCAGCGTCAGTTGATGCGTTCGATGCGTTGGTTGAGGACATTGAAAGAGGAGAAGGAATTGAGGTAACAACATTTGACGACAATACTATCTTGTATGAGTATTTGGACGAAGCTGTTGTTGTCCATAACGTTCTTGGCATTCGTTATATCCTATTTGATAGTATGGTAACGCAAAAGCTGGAAAACAAGTTGGACAGTTATAGATAGTTCAAACATTAATTCATAAAATAGAAGTATAATGAGAACAATTGTTATTTTCAAAACGGCTACACCCGATGAAAGGATTGTCTTGCGTACTGATTCAATGTATGACGACTACGAAAGTATGTTCACCGTCATGACCGTTGAGGGAAGTATCGAAGGAGTAATCAATGAATTCAAGGGCGGTAGCGTTATCAGCCTTTCAACGATATCAAGATTTGTAGCTAACAACACAGGTATTGAAGCCGTTGCTATGTCTCCTGACGATGCTAAGTTGGACGTTGCTGCGGCAACTCCGAAGTTTCTATCAATTGATGTCTTTCCGATATTCAATGAAACGTCTTATCGTGAACATGTTTCTCCTGAATATCAGGAACAGTATTCATACGAGGACTCAAAAGACTCATTGCCTTGGTTGGCTATTAAGTCTGTGAAGGCGGTGTTAGCTACTCCGTTTGACTTGGAAATATCACACAACGGCAGTGCTTGTACTTTCGGAGGTAATTCTGAGAAGGTTGGAACAGTATCGGGAACGAAGATTACAATATCAGACTTCCAGAACGTAATGTTTGCTTGTAAGGATGATTTGGGAGTAGATGACCCGAAAGGCGTTTGGCAGCTCAAGTTCACCATGAACGGCATTACCGATATTCGTGAAGTGGTAATTTCCTAAAACGACAAGAATATGAGAGATTTTGTAATTGTAAACAAAGAAGACACTACCAAGAAAGCAACTCTGAGGGTTGATATGGTAGAGGATAAGACCGAGAAACTCACTATCATGTGGTGCGATGGCGTTCGTGATACGGAGTTTGAAAAGATTATCCCATGGAAGTGCGGAACGGTAACATCAATGACCGAGATTGAAGAGTGGGCAACCCAATATCAGTCCGAGCTGGATGTTTATATGTACGGAGGGGAACAAGTTCAAGTATTGGGCGCACCTACTCACAAACTGACCGTTACAGCTACTGTTACGAACAACAGCAAGGCTAATGTAATTCTGAAAGGAACGAAAGAAGGAGCTTTGCCTGTAAGTGATGAAATTGAGCTTACTTCGGGAGAGCCGAAAGAGATTCAAGGTATTGAAGGATACAGCTACACATGGGAGCTTGTAAGCCCATACACTTGGACTTCGGGAGCACCTGAGGCTTTTGTTTGTACTGAAGATAAGGATATTGCTTTAGCAATTTCTTTCCCAGTAGCATAAGAAACAAGAAGTCAAATGAAGAAAGGAGGGCATTGAAAAATGTTCTCCTTTTTATTTGTTTACACATTTTACAGTTATAGGATATTCAAATGTAAAATTGATTTCAATATAGTATGGGTAATTCATATGCTAAACAGTTAGATGCCATTGCTCTTGCAGAAGCGAAGCTGAAGGCAAAAAGGTTTAGGACACTTGAGAAAGCTCTAAGGTCAGACTCACCAGAGGATATGATAAAGGCTACTCAGGTGTTCAACCAAATTCAGCCGAAAGTGGAGCAAAATCCAAAGGCATTTTTCATTGACCCATTGGAGTTCAATTCCAATTTAGGGTACAAAGATAAGCCGTTTTCATTGACGTACACTACGTTGAAGAGAATGTCGAAGACACCTATCATAAATTCAATTATCAAAACAAGAAAGAATCAAGTAGCAGACTTCGCAGAGCCTCAAGAAAACAAGTATTCAACTGGCTTCGTTATCCGAAAGAAACCGAAATTTGGAATTGAACAAAAGATGGATAACAAAGACCGAAAGATTGCGTATGCTATTACTGAATTTATCTTGAAGGGTGGTAATGTTAGTCAATGGGAGCATGACGACTTCGATACGTTTATCAGAAAGATTGTTGATGACTCTTTGACTTATGACCAATTAACTTTCGAGTGTATTCGCAACCGAAGAGGGCAATTGGAGAGTTTCATGGCTACTGATGCCGCAACTTTCAGAATGGCTGATTCATACTTTGATAAGGATTATGATAATGTTTTCTTCCAAAGAAACGGAGCGAATGTATGGCAAGATAGGAACGATTATGGGCCAAAGGTTCATGGCTATTATCCTGCCTATGTTCAGGTGTATCAGAACGTAAAGGTCAATGAGTTCTATCCTTGGGAGCTTTGTTTTGGAGTTCGCAATCCTTCTACTTCGATATACTCAAATGGATATGGTTGTTCCGAGCTTGAAGAGCTTATCAACGTTGTAACATCTATGCTTTGGGGCGATGAATACAACAGACGTTTCTTCAGTCAGGGTTCAGCTCCGAAGGGTTTATTGCGTATAAAGGGAACGAACAACGAAGCGGCACTTCAGCAATTCAAACAACAGTGGCAGTCCATGATTACTGGAGTAATGCAGTCTTGGAAAACTCCTGTCGTGGAAGCGGACGTGGATTGGATAGACCTTCAGAAGAACAACCGTGATATGGAGTATAGTTCTTGGATGGAATATCTTATCAAACTATCATGCGCCATATATTCAATTGACCCTTCCGAGATAGGATGGGACATCAGCCGTTCTTCGGGGAACGGAGGATTGTTTGAAGGAAGTCAGGAACAACGTCTGAAACATTCCAAAGATAAGGGTTTGTATCCGCTTCTGAAATTCCTTCAGAGGAAAATCAACAAATATATCATTGAGCAAATCAATCCTGATTTTGAACTTGTATTCGTAGGTTTGAACGGCTTGACTATCGAAGAAGAACTTGATATGGACATCAAGAAAGTAGGCAGCTTCATGACCGTAAACGAAGCACGTGAGAAATACGAGATGAAACCGCTTGAGTTTGGAGACGTACCTACCAATGCTACCCTTATTCAGAACAAGAATGCGGAGATGATGGCTAAACAAGGCGGTCAAGGAATGGAGATGGATGAGAACGGAAACATCAAACCGAGTTCCGAGAAGAAAGGAGAGGAGCCTGACGCAGAAGAGGAAGATGAGGAGCAAAATCCTTTTGACTTGTATGCCGAAGAAAATGACGAGGAGGACACTAATAAGGGTGGACTGAGAGAAACGTTTGTAAAAGCATTTGATAACTTTCTAAATAACGAAGAAAATGGAAGTAACTAAGAAAGATGCGCCAATAGTGCGCACGTTTAGCGAGTATTTGCCTGAACCTTTCATTGACGAAGTTTCGGCAGATGAAAAGTATTACGGTTGGGCACCTATGGGAACTGCTGAAACCGATAACGGTTGGCGTATCATGAAAGAGACGAAGGACGGAACTGTTACCAAGAGAGAGTACGCTCAAGGAACAATGGACTTCATCTCAGCTTGGAGTGAACGTGCTACTTATAACTATTCAAGATAATAGATTATGGCAGGGAATACTAAAAATTTGGGGCAGGTTGCTGGTGTATATATCGGCAATACTCCACCTGAAAACATAATTCTGATTTGGTATGATAATACTCCGAGTCAGATGCGACATAAGATATACGACCCAGGATTGAGTCAGTGGGTAGTTCTTGACCAGAACGTTATCTCATTGATTACATACTCCGAGTTGGTAAACATAGCAAAGAATGTCGGTCTGTCTATCGGTCAGTATTTCCAAATCAAGGATAAAGGGAATGCTTTGGCTCTTGCTATCACAACGACCAAAGTGCAGTATGATGATGAGTTGGGTAATATCCTGATTGACGATTTGGGTACCAATATTCAATATCATGTAACTTCTTCTAACCTTTTGGTTGATGACGTTGCGGGTGTATTAGATACGGTAAACAAAAAGCTGGTATTCCAATTCAAAGAAATGGTTCCCGACTTTACTGCTGATGATTATATCATGGGTAAAGTTCAGCGTAACAACGTTTGGAGCCTTGCTAAGTATCGGTTGTCTTCTTTCTTATCGAAGGTAACTGGCAACTCAATCAGTTGGAATGGAGGCTTCTTCTTTAATTTCGGTGATGCTTTGAAAGCTCAGCTGGATAAGAAAGGAGGAGTTGTTGCCAAAGACACCTACGATACGGATATGCAAAAGGTCAATCAAGACATAGCAAACGTAGGTAAAGCAAATCAACAGATTATAGATAATGCTAACAAAGCAATAACCGAAGCAACATCTGATACTGCTATCTACGCCAAAAAGTCTCCTGCGTTAGAAACAGGAGGAGAGCCGACCGATGCAGCGAAAGGAGACAGCTTGTTAACAATCTTATCGAAGTTTCAGAGATACATTACACGTTTCAAGTATGCAACTGGTATTCGAGTATCTCAAGACTTTACCGATGCCGTACAACCAGAATACGTCAATAACAATGATACTGTTGACTCTGCGCTCAGAAAGATACAGTACTGGTTAAAGAATGCTGGTACGGGCAGTAAACTATCACCTGATTGGGCTCCGAAGGACTATGCAGGAACCATAGCCGATGTAGCAGGTGGAGATAGTCTTGACGAAGCATTTGCGAAGGCTATCGGAAAACTGAATCAAATTGGAGATATTACAAACGGTTTAATACAATCTAAAACATTTGTAAGCGGTTCTACTTATACAAGAAGAACACGTTTCAATTTGAGCGATGGTTCTTTGGTTTTTAGTAGAGACGTAACAAGTCCTGGTTCTCAACAAGATGTTACTTTGAGTAGGGGTAGTGGATTGTATATGAATAACAGTGCTGGTAAATCAGCGAGACTTTCAGCAGAAGGATTGAGATTGGATGCTTTGACTAATCAAGGGTTTCAACTTCCTTCCTATGAAGATTATTGGGGCTTTGGTACGATATACGGAGCTGCCGCTGCATTAGTTACTGGACAAGGAACTCAATTGGGCGGTTATACTTCGGTTAAGATTGCCGCTGCCATATCGGCTCTTTGTACTTCGGGAAGCCTTTCAGGAGTTGATGTCTTTGACGCATACTTTGCTAAGTTAAAAGGAGGTAGTGTTTCATATGGACGAGCTAATTTGCAGCAAACAGACCTGTATCTTGCTAATGACTGTTCATTTGTAACTTGTACGAATACCGAGAACAGAAATTTGTTCTTGCCTTCAAGTCCTTTGGACGGTCAGATGGTTATGGTTAATCAGGTAAACTCAGCAAACGTAGCAGTTCAAGGAAACGGACGAAAGATTGTTGATAATGAAGACGTAGATACAGTGAACGTAGGAGGAGCGAGACGCATAGCAATCTTCTTGTATCATGATTCTTTGAGTTCTTCCGCAGGTAGTGGAGCTTGGCTGTTCTTCCGTTGGGCAAGATAAAAATATAAGATTATGAATAAAGCAAAAATTGTAAGCCGATATTCAGTACAAGTAATCAATTACGATGCTGAAGTATCAAAGATAGAAACTATCTATAAATCTGATATTGCTAAATATGGCGTAGCAGATGAGGTCATCAATCCTATCTTGAAAAAGAAAGAGGAGAAGAGAACGCTTGATGAATTGCTCTTAATTGTTAAGAGAAAGGAAATTGAAGACCAAAGAACGGAGCAATTGAATATCTTGGCAACATTCAAAGAATTTGTTCCGTCAGTGTTTATAGGTGAACTTGGAGAGTACGATTCACCAAAGCCTTATTATATCGAAGAAGGTGAATCAGTTCTTCAAAAGTGGGAGGTTATTTCAAATGACCCTGCTAAGATAGCTTCAAAAATTTCTTCTTTGAAATCGGAGCTGGAAGGTTCAGACTACAAAGTCATGAAGTGCTACGAAGCAACTATTGCTAAGTCAGAGGAAATGCCGTATGATACTAATGAGCTCATTGAAAGTCGTCAAGCAAAGAGAGACGAGATAAACCGTTTGGAAGCTCTTTTGAAAACAACCGAGCCTATTGACCTTCAGGCAAAGGCTGCAAATTAGAATGCCATGTGTAAGATAGTTTATTTAACGTCCAAACGTTTCGATAAGCCTGCTAACGAGTTCAAGAAAGCACTCGCAAAGGAGCTACGGAAACGAAACGTTGAAGTTGTGGTAGATAGTTCGTATGATGTATTTAACTTCTTCCGCAAGCATAAAACGTATGGGATAGCACTTGCTTTTGATTTCTATCGGGATGGACAGCAAGGAGCAGGGTTGACGCTGAATAAAAATTGTTCTTACATTGGCAGAGACTTTGCCTACAATTTATCAAACGCCTATGACGTTTTAACTCCGATAACGAAGTGGAGAGACTTTCAGTTTGTTGATTCTCACGACCGAGAATGGTTCAAGTTTTTCAACAAAGTGAGTTCTTCTACGAAAGCGATATTTTATTTGTGCACGTACACCAATGACTCCGACCGTGAAGAGTTCTACGTTGTATATGATAAAGTCATTCAGCTTTTCGCAGATGAGATTGTAAGGTGTCTCCGTTCTGATTATAATACAGAAGATTACAGAAAGAGGGTAAAACTTGCTAAATTAAAAACTAACAAAGTAAATAAGTAAAAAGGCATGGAATGGTTATCTGAAAATCTGTTTGGGCTTATATCTTTGTTGTTTGGAGCAGGCGGTATTGGCTTTGCTGTAATTTCTAAGATACTGGACAGGAAGAAGTATGAGCAGGAAGTAAGAACTGCTTCAGCAGAAGCCGATATGAAAGGCGATGACTTTTGGAAGAAGCGTTATGACGTTCTTCAGAAAGAAGTTGAAAACAAAGACAGCTGGTGGAAGGAGAGATATGATACATTGTATAACGAGTATCAAAATGAAAGAAAGTTAAGCAATGAAATTGTTAAGTCTTTCCGCACAGAGTTAAATGAGATGAGAAGCGACTACGATAAACAACGAGAGCTTGAAAAGATGAAATATGACAAGCTCATGGAACAGTATCGTAGTTTTGAGGAAGAAAGTCAGAAGCGTGAGCACGAGTACAAACAACGTATTTCGCAACTTGAGAATTTGGTTGCTTCTTACGAACAAAGATTAAAGACAAATGAATAAAAGTATAACCATATCTATCGGAGGACTTATTGCAATAGGCATAGCGTTATTGATAGGTTACTTTTGGGGCAGGTCAAGTGTAGAACTACCGCAACCGAAAAGGATTGTTGAGGTCAAATGGGTAAAGGGAGACATTGTAAGAGATACAATTGACCGTCCAGTTCCTTATGAAGTCAAAGTTCCTGTTGACCGTCCAGTCTTTGTTCCTACGGATACAGCTGCGTTATTTGCTATATGGCAAGATTATTACTTGGACAGAAAGTACGCTTTGGACTTTTCTAATGATAGTTTGGGAACGTTTAAGGTTGACGCTTTGGTGAGTCAAAATAAGCTCATTTCTGCCACTTCTTTTATTCAGCCTAATATCCGAACGGTTACGGAAAGAGAAGTCATATACAAAGTTCCTACGTTACAACTGTGGGCAATGTTAGGTACGTCAGCCGACTTCCGAACGAATAAGTTGCAATTTGGACTTGATATCAAAAATAAGTACATTATTGGACTTTCGGGAATAAGACTGGATGACCGATACGGATATACTATTGATTTTGGAATAAAATTTTAGCATATGGCAAAGAAGGAGACAAAACATAGTCATTTCATTCCTTCTCCATTCCCAGTCGTTACCGAGTATGAAAATGCTTTTGTAAAGTCTTGGAATGAAAATACCGCAAATGCAGTTGCAGAAGTCCTGAAATATATGGCTCAAGCAACTGCTTCTGCTATTAAAGAAACTAAGGAGGAGAAGAAATGAAAAAAGATTAAACACTTTGGTAAATGGTTATTGACCGTAGTCATTACCGTTCTTTATTTGGTAACATTCTTTTGGGTAGGACATGTATTGTACTATCTATCGAAGGTGTTCAAAATTATCGGACATACGTTCATGCTTGAGTTCGCTTCGGCAAAAGACGAGTTAAGAACGTTTTGGAAACATTATACAAATTTAGGAGACATATGATTTTCAATCAAGGACAGATACAAGATATGTTATCAATTCTCAAAAGGTACGAATTGGTATTCATAGCAGGTCAGTTGGGGTTGGATTATCTTTCTCAATCGGATAAAGATATACTGATTGCTGCTGGAATCAATCTTGATAAGTATAAGAACAAGAAAGGAGTAATTGAACACGCATTCCTTTTCGGCATATTGGCTGAGGCTATCGGAGATGCGAGGGCAAAGAAAATGACTTATGCTCAGTTTCAGAAGTTTCTTGCTTCGGGTAATTTCATACCGCTTACCGAAGAAGAGGAGTTTGCCCTTCAAACCGTAAAGAATAGAGCTTACACTGACATTACCAGTTTAGGAAACCGAATGAGAACTGGGTTGAGTAACGTAGTATTGAGAAATAATCAACAGCAATCTTTGGTAGTTCAGAATATGATTAAGCAAAAGACTATCAAAGCCGTTGAACTCCGTATGGGAGCGAGAGGACTTGCGGCAGACCTTGCCGAGACTTCTCAGGATTGGGAGGTTGATTGGTTGAGAATTGCTTACTATCTTACTCACGAAGCCTATAATTCAGGACGTGCTCAGAGTATCTTGAAAGAGTACGGAGCTGATGCTGAGGTTTACTTCGATGTTTACACAGGTGCTTGTCAGCGTTGTCGGGAGCTTTACTTGACTGACCCTGAAGACCCAGATAGCGAGCCGATTGTTTTCAAACTCAAAGATATTATTGCTAATGGTAACAATATCGGGCGAAAGGTTAAGGAGTGGAAGCCGACTATTTCACCAACCCACCCTTATTGTCGTTGTACGATAAATCACAAGAAAGCAGGTTTTGCTTGGGATGCAGAGCTGAGAGCCTTCACCAAACCTATCAAGAAAACTTCCACCAATCCAAAGTTAAAGAATGTGAAGTTGAATATAAAAGTATCGAAATAAGATTGTAAATGAAAACTGAAAAATTGTTACTCATCCAGCCGCATAGTGATGATATTCTCTTTTGTTGTTCTCACCTTTTGTTCCTTCCTCAATACGAGGTTCAGGTGTTGACTGTAGAGAATGACCCAAAGAGAATAGCGGAGGATGAAAAATTGTTTGATTTTCTCAATATTCCTTTCCATCATCTTGGACTGGATTTTCACGATGAGAGTTATTACGAGTTCCATAAGAATTACAAAGAAGTAACTGTGGAAGCAACGTATAAACATCTGAATGAATACTTCGGGAGGGAAACGCTGAACGAGATTGAGGAAACGCTTGTAAATTGGGTTAGAAAGTTCTTGAAAAAGAACAAAGGTTACACGGTGGTAGCTCCTTGGGGAGTTGGTCACCCATTTCATCTTTTTGTTCGGGAGACTTTACAAGGAGCGTTAAGTTACATGGAGTATTATAGGGAATTTCCTCACTCCTACAAGAGACGTTCACAACCTCAAGTAGAAAAGCAAAAGCAAGAATATACTCTGAAACGTTCCGTACCAGTCCAAGAATTTCATGAAGTGAAATGGAAATTGGCGTCCAAGTTCTATCGTAGTCAATCAGGCTTACAATTTTATGAGCAGGGTTACATTAAGAAAGAACTACCCGAAGAGATTTATGTGAGGAATATTGACGAATTACCATTTTGATTATGAAGATATTTATTGCTGATTTTCAGATAGCGAAATATGGCGGGATTGTAGAAAAAGTTGCCAGTATGCTAAAAGCGTTCCGAGATTTGGGACACGAAGTGGACGTTGCTCAAATGACTCCTGCTTCTACTACCCAGAACGCTTATAACAAGAAAGTGAAAGAGTTTGAAAGCGGAGAACATCAACGCAAGATTAAGTTTCATTCTCAAGCAGGAGGTTATGAGAAAGATGAAGTAACAGGTTATTGGCGCAATAACTATTACGGATATTTCTTGCCTCCAAGTAACCGTATCGGAGTTTATGAGAAAAATGCGGTTGAGAGATGGAAGGAGTTGGTGAAGGATGCTGATATAATTCTTTGGAATTTCATGCCCACTAAAAGTTCCGCTTGGAATAAGAAGGGCGTGGAGTTCGATTTTTGGCATAAGTTCTTTGACCTTCCTTCTTCGATTAAACAGGTGTTCTTGGTACACGATGCTTATTTCAACGTCAGAGCTTCCAATATATCGGCTCTGAAAGATAAGATAATGTTTATGGCTTGTGCTCATTTAGCTGCCTATCAATGCTGTTCTGAAATAGGCATTCCGAGAAGTTTGCTATTGAATCCACGATACCTACCCAGCGGAGCTAAGATGCCTGTGAAGATGATGAATAAACGCAAGGAGGACTTTTTTGCTGCTCATATGTTTAAGTCTATGAAGCATATGGAAGAGTTGATTGCTGCTGTTCCATATATTCAGAAGGGAGAGGAGGAACGTTTCAAAGTAAAGATTGCTGGAACAGGCATAGAATATAACTATATGACCAGTGAGACGAAAACAAAGAGTAACTATATGTGTACTACGAAGCGCGACCCAGACCTTCCGAAGAAACTTGACGGCAAACTTTCTCTTTGGGATAGAGCCGAGAAATTTGGAATGGAGTATATGGGTCAGATGTCGGGTGGTGAAGTTATAGATACTTTGAAGAATACAAAGTTTGCTATTGACCCATCTTGCTCTGAACATTATGCACGTTACTGTCGCACCCATATTAACGGCTTTATTATCGAAGCTATGTTATGCGGTGCTTATCCTGTTTTGCGTGATTATAGAGGACTGGCGAAGGTAGAAGGAAAGGAAATATATGACCCACTATTCGAGAATGTCAGAGCAATCATTATTCCGTGGGATGCTACTCCGAAAGAGTTTGCCACTGCTTTGAAGAAAGCTGCTAAAATGTCTCCTGCTAAATTTTTGAAGGATACAAAATACAACTTTGAGTTAGTACACGAATTGTTTAATGCTACGAAGAATGCCGAAGAGATAATCAGACTGGTTAAGGGAGGGAGAAAGCTGGTTAAAAAAGAACTTGAAAAAGGCAAAGACTCACCGAATGTTAAGAAGATAACTCATGAAATCATGGAAGAGTTTTATCATATAGAACTTCCAATTGAGTGGGAAACAGATTGACGCAGTTATTATCTTTATCATAATGTCAATCATGTAAAATAAACATAATGAATTATGGCAAAGAAAGAAGAAACAATTGAAAAGGCTGTGAGCCGTCAGGTTGGCGATACCCACCCGAACGGTAAATGGGTTTGGACAGAGTATAAGCCTGGCAAGTTCGACTGGCGTCCAATCAAAGGCAAGAAAGCACAGCAATCGGGTGATGGTTCATCTTCGGGAGGAGAGGATGACGGAGCTACCAAGAAAACTCCTTCAAAGCCTTCCGCATCTCAAATAGCAGGAGCGAAGGCGAAAGCTGGGAAGCCTATGAACTCCCAGCAATTATTGGTTTGGGCTCAAAAGACTTCTGATGATAATCTTCTCAAAGTAGCTAACAGCAAGAACGGAAACGCTCAGATGCGAAAGATAGCGTATGACGCTTTGGAGCAGAGAGGGTTTGATATGTCGCAGGTTGATACTTCGGGAACACTTGCTCAGCTCATGAAAATGACAGGCAAGAAGGGAGCTGCTGCGACTTCGGATGACGATGATGAAGATACCGTAGCAACCGCTGCTGAAGGAGCAGACGTTGATATTGACGGCAACGAAGAAGAGGATGGAGACCCAAACAAACCTGGCTTCCAAATCACTGAAAAGTGGTATCTTGATAAGAATGACGACCGTGTAAAGAAAGCATTCAACTTGAAGACAAAAGAAGGACGTATAAAGTACGACCAGTTTGTTTACAAGATGAAGAAGAAAGAAAAGGACTACAAAAATCCAGTAGAAGTCGTACAAGACTTGAACGAACAATATTTGGAGTTCTTGGATAACGATGAGCAACGCTTCATGATTTCTGCGGGCGGTGCTGGTATCGGTAAGTCATACGGATTCAACAAAATGGCGGAACTGTTAAACATGAAGCCGTTTGAAGAAGGAGACTCACCAGGTGATGGAGACTACGATATATTTGAGGCTCCTGACGTTAATTCAGGAAAGCAGTTGCTTAATATCCTCAAAGCTCACAACGGCAAAATCATTGTATTCGATGACAATGACAAGGTGTTAAAGAGAGCCGACTGTGCGAGCGTTATGAAGAAGGCTACTGCTACGACAGGCAGACGTGTCGTTGGTGACCCTGATGACGTCAAGCAGAACTTCGAGTTCACAGGACGTATTATCATCATGACGAACAAAGACCTTGCTGCATTATCCGAAAGCGAGGATACAAAGGCAATCATAAGTCGTGCTATGATGGTATCTGAAATCTATATGACGGTGCCTGAAACTATCGAAGTAATGGAGAGCCGTTACCAAGATTATGAGTTCCCATCAGCTCCGAGACTTGACGATGAAGCAGCGGATAAGAAGGAACGTGATGAAATCATGAACCTTATTAAGAAGAACCAAAAGAATATTGACCCTTCTCAGTTCACTACACGTACATTCCAAGAAATACTTACCAACAAGCGTAAAGTTGATAAGGCGAATGAGAAACGTGCTAATCCAGCATTTGCTGCCCTTATTGGTAGTAAGAATAAGGACTGGAAAGAAGTCGCACTGGGAGTGCTTACGAAGGCAGCAATGAATGACTTCGGCGGCGTAGAGCCGAGCGATGAACTATTGAAAGCTGAAGAGGTTTTGTTTGAAAAGGGTGAGTGTCCTGAAGATGATGGAGTTGATTACACTGTTGACGAGCCTGAAGAGGAAATTGACGATGTAGAGAAAGCGGAGGAAGTTCTGTTTGATGAGGATGATACCGATATTTTCAAGGCTGACTTCTCCGATAAGGAACGCAAGAAACTTGCTAAGAAAAAAGAAGCAATGCCTGACGGTTCATTTCCTATCCGTAACACTTCGGACTTGAAGAACGCAATTCAGGCTATCGGCAGGGCAAAAGACCCAGACAAAGCCAAAGCATGGATTAAGAAAAGGGCAAAGGCTCTTGGTAAGGAGGACTTATTGCCTGATACTTGGAAAGCTGAGGACGTTCTCAACTTCGGAGAAGAGGACATGGACTTACAAAAAGCAGAATCAATTCTATTCAGTAAATAACAATGGAAGAAATAAAGAAAGCGTTGGAAACTATTGCCCTCAAAAATTCTGAGGGCGTAGTTCCCGATGACCTTCTGATTAAGGCTTGCGATGCTTACAAGATAAAGTCCGATGATTTTCTTGACGACTATGATTATCATGTATGCGTCGCAAAGTCTTTGTACGACCATCTAAACGGAATAGAGCCTGATGAAGAAATTTGTAAGGCAGTGGTTCCTGGTCAAACGAAGGTTGTCGATGGAGTAATGTATATTTATACCGCAACACCTGGTGCTAAGACTAAGTATGATTGGCGAGTATTCAAAGGCAAGAAGAAAGTTGGTAAGCAGGTAGATGATACGAAAGCTAAGTCAAAACAACAATATATCAACGACCTATTTCCAACTGATTTAAGCACTCTGAAAGTCGTTAAGAAGTTAGGAGGTAGTACTGGGGCTCAATTGGTAGAGGATGCTAAGGGTAATCAATACGTGATGAAGAAAGGCACGAACACTTCCAGTGACCACGTTCGTACCGAGTATTTGACTAATCAGTTGTATGACCTTCTTGGGCAGCGAGTTCCTGACTTTGAGCTTTATGAGGAGAACGGAGAAGCGGTGATGTTATCGAAGTTCATACCTATGGCGAAAGCTCCGAGTGCTAAGAACTACGATGATATGGCCAAGGGGTTTGTCGTTGACGCTCTTTTAGCAAACTGGGATGTTTATCAGAACGACAACTGTTTGGTAGATTCAGCAGGCAGAATTGTACGTGTAGATAACGGAGGAGCGTTGAACTATCGGGCACAAGGTAGCAAGAAAACTTTTGGAGATAGCGTTGACGATTTTTCATCAATGCAGAAGTACAATCCATCTGTTGTTGCTAATCTTTCTACTCAGGACTATATCAATCAGATTGACGAAGTGTTGAAAAAGAAGGACGATGTAATCAACTTCTTGGATGAGAGCGACTACCAATCAATGTCCGATACGTTCAAAAAGCGTTTCAAAGATTTGGAGCGCATTAAAAACGATTTGGAAGCAAAACTTGCTAAAAAGAACAAAAAGGTATTGCCGAGAAAGCTCAAGAGCGATGCTGATATGTATCGGGAGTTATCCGATGACGAGTTGGATGCTATATGGAAGAGTCAATCAGGCTCCGATTATTACAGAAAGCTCAATGCTACAAATTATACCGTAGGTTGGGAGCTATTAAGTACGATATGTGCTGAAAGAGGTTTTACTGCCCGTCCAAACGTAGTAGATGAAGCGGAATATTGGAACGCTGTTAAGCAATCAAAATATCAAATGTTCCGTGGACTATCGGACGGAGGAGGACATGATGCGGAGTATTATGCCGATGATTTCAAATACAATGATAATTGTTTCTATGGAACTATTGGTATTCACGGCTCTGGTATCTATGCTCATGTAAATGACGGAGACCACGACAAGAGTAATACTCAAACGACATATAAGAAGTCTGATGCTTACAACGCTGCGAGGAGTTATGCTGGACGTTCGGGAGAGATACTTGAATGTGTTCTTGACCCTTCTGCGAAAGTCGCTTTGGTTCCTGATTTGAAGAAGGAGATACTCAGTTTGGTCACCTTTGACAAAGCAGCAGTTGATGCGAAGCAGCTTGAGATTGATAGCCTAAACGCCCAACTGAAGAAACAGCAGGATGACCTCAATAACATAACGGATAAGACCGAGAAGGAAATCAAAGAAAAGATGCACTGGGACGAAGATACGCTTGTAATGTCCCAACTTGAAATTGATAATACCGATTGGGGAAAACTGAACGATAATGGTGACCCAGACTATCCTACGTTTGAGGACTTCGTTGAGAAGAAGATGTTTGATTGGGTTAAAAAGAATGGCGGTACAGTAACCGAGAAGGGAAAAGGAACAGATGTATATGTATTCACTTTGCCTAACAGTAAAGAGAAGTTCATGTTGAGTCGTTTCCAATGGGAGAACAACGCCATTAAACGCAAGAACGCTTTTAGTAAGGCATACAACTATCCTTTGAAACGCTTCCAAGATTGGATGATGAAAGAACACTACGGTGTTATCAATAAGAAGGTAGCGAAGGAGCTTGAGCACATTGGCGACAAGGTTACTAACTTACAATCAGACATAAAGGTAACAAAGAACGAATTGAATGTCAAAACTTCCGAGATGGCGGACTTGAAGAAAACAAAAGACCCAAATGGAGACATTATTTCGGGTATCTACGAGTCAGTCAGAGGAGGAAGCAAAGAAGCTATTGGAACATACGCAGCGTTGAAAGGTTATGACGCTATTGTCGAGCCTCACGGAAACGGTGGACCAAATTCGTTCATGATTATCCTCAACCGTAGTAAAGTAATTGTTAAAAAGTAAGTCATGGAAAGAGAAAGACTTGTATCAATAGTAGGAGGCAGAGCCGTCAAATATGTCGGACTGAAAAAACCTTCTCAAATAATTCCGTTCAAAGGAAATTTCCCACTGCTTGAGTCTTATCAGATTGCTCTATACAACGAAGCAATTCAGAGTACAGAGAAGATAGAGGACTTGAGCGAGGAGTTTCAGAAAGTAACGGAGAAGGGGAACAGGATTGCTCTATTGGAAGAAGGCTTCAAAAAATATCTATCCGAGTATAATATCACGGTGGATGATTTCATGAAGCTCAGCAACTCTGATAAATCGGATAAGCTAATGAATTGGCTCAACCGAGATTGTATTGATTTTTCACAACTAACAATAAAGTAAGATGGCAGATTTTAATGTAGCCTATAAACGAACAGAGAAGTTTGAGGGCAAAAACGTCTATACAAAAACACCTGGCGATGCGGGAGGAGAAACTTGGAGCGGTATCAGCCGAGTAGCTAACCCAAATTGGGCAGGTTGGAAAATCTTGGACGCTATTCCGAACAAGAAACATAATCAAGTCATCACTACTCCTGAATTGGAGAAACTGAAACTTGACCTTTATCGGAGTAACTATTGGAACCCAGTATGGGGTGATAAAATTAACAAACAAGAGGTTGCCAACGATATGTACGATACAGCTGTCAACATGGGGCCAGCTACGTCCATAAAGTTATCCGAGCGTCAGTTCAAGATGAAGGAAACTGGGAAGATGAGCAACGAGTTATTAACGAAATTGAATTCAGTGGTATGAGAACATTATTTATATGCTTGCTAACGGCATTAATGGTTAGCTGTGGTACGAGAGGTCAATCACCTTCGGAGCCTGTTCAGGTTATGCCTGATACCGTGTACGTTGAAGTTCCTACGTTAAATGAGGAACGGATAAAAGAACTTGAAGCAGATGTAGCCTTTTGGAAGAATGTAGCCGACAGCGTGAGTACAACTATTCCTTACGAAGATTACATGAATGCCCGAAGGATGGAGAAAATAAAGTATTATATCTCAATCACCGAGAAGAACTCAAATAATAAGCAGTTTTTTTACGGTTGGATAAAAAGAACCATGTCGGAACAATAGCAATTTTCAATTGACAGTTATAGGGAAGGTCAAGAGTACAAAAACTTTTGACCTTTTCATTTTATAGGAATATGGCAAAAACAAATTTAGAAGATAAATTCACCTTTTGGTGTCCTTTGGAGAAGGCGCAAGACCTTGACCCGACTACTGGTGAGCCAGTAATGAAGTTGGGCGGTATTGCTTCTACATCTGACGAGGATAGTGATGGGGAATTTCTTGACCCGAAGGGTTTTGATATTAAGCCGTTGATTGAAAGCGGTATGGTGAACTGGCACCATCAGGCGAAGGGTCAACCTGCTACGATTATCGGAGAGCCTACAAAAGCAGAGATACGCCCAGAAGGACTGTACATTGAAACTGAACTCTATCCTTCAAGTAAGATAGCGTGTGATGTATGGGAGTTGGCAGAAACTCTTGAGAAGGATTCAAAGACAAGGCGGTTGGGTTATTCGATTGAGGGTAAAGTCGTGAAACGTAAATCGAATGATAAAAAGTCTCCTGACTATAAAAAGATTGTCAAAGCAATCATTACTGGCGTAGCTATCACCCACCAGCCTAAAAATCCAAAGACCTTTGCGAATATCATCAAAGGAGAGATTGATGATGATTTTGAGGACGAGGAAGAAAAGGCATTGGATACTGAAACTGGTAAGGCTCTTAAAAAAGAGTCAGTGGACAAGAAAATCAAAAACCAAACTTTTTCAAAAGCAGAGGTTATCGAAAGGCTTTTCAAAGACATTCCAGGTATAAGTATTGAGAAAGCAGAAAAAATTCATTCATTGATATTAAAAATTGCGAGTATGAAAGGTAAAAAAACAAAAGTAACCGATGAAGATATCAGCAAGGCATACGAAGCTCTTGGGCTGGACGTAGCTCCGACTGATATTGAAAAAGGTGAAGGTTGTGACGCCAATGGCGGACAGACCGAAAAAGAGCCTATCAAAAAAGCAAAGTCCAAATCAAAGGCTGAGGATGAAACTGATGACGTAGGAGATGACGGCACAGACGAAACCGAAGAGGAAGATGACGAGGAGGACGATGTTGAAGAGGCAAAGAAAGGAAAGATGAAGAAGGGCGGTGACGGTGTAAATCGTTTTGACCGTATCGAAAAGGCAATTGCCACTTCTCATCAGATTAACTCTAAGTATATCAAAGCACTTGGGGTTATGGTTAAGGACGTTGCTCAGAAGGCTACCGCCATTATGGACGAGAATGCTGAGTTGAAAGAGCTTGTAAAAGCTCAAGACGAGACTATCAGTGTAATGTCCGAGAAATTGGAAGCATTTGGTTCCGAAGTTCCTGCACCGAAGTCTATCAGTGCCGCACGCCCAGTAGAACGTCAGTTTGCTAAGGCAGAAGATACTGATATCACGAAGGGTGGACAAGGAAAGGGAAAGAGCAATGCAATTTCTATGAGTAAAAATCCTCATGCTGTTGCCGAGCTTCTTGACCAAGCTACTTTTGCCAAAGGCTTCGATGACGAGTTCAGCAAAGCATGTACAGCGTTTGAAGCCAACAAGGCTCTTCCTGCTAACATCATTGCTCGAATGAAGAACGAGTATGGCGTTGAAATTGTTAAATAAACAACAACTTTTATAATTATAATAAGCGAAAAATGGAAAGATTATCTATCAACTTGGCTGATTACGGCTATGCCGCTCAGCAGGATGGTTTCCACTCTGGTATGCATGGTAGCGAAAACCTTGACCAACTGAACAAGGCTCTTGCTGCTGAGCAGATTACAGGACGTGAAACTGCCGACCTGACTACTGCGTCAGGTGCTCCGTTGAAGGTTGAATCTTTGGAGAAAACTCTGAAGCATATCACCTTCCGTGAGAGCGACATTCGCCTTTGGAAAGACCTTCCTAAAAAGGCTGCGTATAATACCGTAGAAGAGTACAACCAGCAAACTTCTTATGGTGCTAATCGGGGTGGCTGGAACAGAGAAGGTGAATTGCCCGAAGAGGAAGATTCAATCTTTGTTCGTAGAGCTCAGTTGGTGAAATACCTTGGTGTTACCAAGTCCGTAACTCACCAGATGACTCTTGTAAACACAATGATTGGTTCCGTAATGGAGCGTACTATCAAAGATGGAACGCTTTGGATTTTGCGTACCTTGAACCAAGGTCTGTACTTCGGTAACGAAAAACTTGTACCTGAACAGTTCAACGGCTTCTTGGCTCAGCAGATGCAGTCTGACGCTTGGGCTTCTTATGCCGATTACATGAACTCTGAAATGGTTGTTGACCTTCGTGGTTCGGCTCTTACCGAAGATGCGATTGAAACAGCTGCCAACTCTATCGTGGAAAACTACGGACTTGGTACCCAGCTTTATGGCCCACCTGCCGTTCTTTCTTCTTTCGTGAAGAACTTCTACGGTAACAAGTTCATTGTTCCGAATACTCCGAGCTTGAGCAACGGTATTATGGGACAGAGGGTTCAGGCGTTTGACTCTCAGTTTGGACAGATTGGTTTGAACCATGACGTATTCTTCAAGAAACTTCCGAGCAAAACTGCCGCAAGTCCTGCCAACTCTCAGAAAGCTCCTAACAAGCCTGTATGGGACGCATCGACTGCTGCTGCCGTTCAGAACGGTATTGCTGGTAGCAAATGGGCTTCAACCGATGCTGGTAACGTATTCTATGGTGTAGTTGCTATCAACCGCTTCGGTGAGTCTGATATGGCTATCTATAACACCGCTGTTGCTGCCGTTGCCAATGGTGCTATTGACCTGAAGTTTGCTGATGGAGGCGGTGTAAACAAAGCAACTGCTTACCGTATCTATCGTACCAAAGTCGGTGGCTCTGCTACTGGTGAGTTCTTCCCGCTGTTTGACGTTTCTCTGGACGACTTGACCCGTGGTTATGACGGTGGAGCACCTGGTATCATTCGTGATATGAACCGCTTCTTGCCTGACTGCGACCAGTCTGCTCTGTTCCAGTTCGATAACGAAGTAGTTGAGTTTGCTCAGCTTGCTCCTCTGATGAAGATGGATTTGGCTGTTCTTTCTCCTGCATTCCGCTTCATGGTGCTGCTTTATGGAACTCCGTTCCTTTACGCTCCGAAGAAGATGGTGCGCTTCATCAACATCGGCAAGTTCGTAAAATAACCGATAAACAATTGTTTAATTGAGAGAAGGGGTGGGTGCTTTGCCCCACTCCTTTTTTCTTAAATCGTAAAATTAAAATGAAAATTAAAGCAAAAAATCAGAATGTAGCTTCTATGGAGCTTATCGTGCCTGTAGATGGCCGTATTTCCATCGATGCTAACGGAGTAGCGGAGGTATCAGCTAAGTGTGCAGCTGCTCTTGTAAAGGGCACTAACGACTGGGATTATGCTAAGAAGGCTACAGCCGTTCAGGACGATGAGGAAGAAGATGACGACAACGAGGGTGGTGAGCCTTCCGACCGTGAGCGATTTGAAGCTCATCTTGACACGTTGACTCTTGCTCAGATGAAGGAATACGCCAAAGAAGGCGAAATGCCCGAAGAGGAGTATGAAAAACTGAACTCAAAGAAACTCATGAAAGCATACTTGCTGAAAAAGTACGATGAAGCTGAAGCAGCAGGTGAGCTTGATGAAGAGGACGATGAGGAAGAAGATGACGACAACGAGGGTGGTGAACAATAAATAACCTTTTAACATTGTCCTGATATGCCAAGTTTAAGACTGAAGATACAATACAATAAGAATATGGAGATGATTATGTCTCCTACGGAACTGATGGAGAATTATCTGTTTGGTATTCCCATGTGTTCTAATGACGGCAAGAAAATGTCTATGTCGGCTATTTCGCAGCACATCATTTCAGCCCAAACTACGATTGAGAGTTTGTTCAGTATTAAACTTACAAAACAAGTCATAGAGGAAAACCGTGATTTTATACGGCAAGAATTTATGTCTTGGGGGTATATCAGGACAATGTACCCTATTGATTACATAGACAATCTTGAAGGCTGGATAAATGACGTTTGTCAAATAACCTATCCGAAGGAATGGTTGTCTATCAAAAAGATTGAAGCGGTTGCTGTATATCGTAACATATACCTTATTCCAAACACTGGTAGTAAGGAAGGAGCTACAATGACGCAAAACTCTTTAATCTACAACGGTATTTCTCCGCATCTTGGATGGTTCGGTCAAACCTATATTCCTAACTATTGGAGAACAAGATACGTTACAGGTTGGAACAAAATTCCTGCCGACTTATTTGACTTCATAGCAAAAATGGCAGCATTGAACGTTCTTGCTATTATCGGAGACGTATTGTATGGAATTGGTATCACTTCTATTCAGATAAGTTTGGACGGAGTGAGTCAAAATACTCCGTTGGCGAGAAGTGCTCAGGGAGGACTTTTTGCAGGACGTATCAAAACATACGTTGACGAGATGAACCGAGTGATGCCTGCGTTAAAATCCAAGTATCGTGGTATCCCATTTGAAGTGTTGTAATTATGGAAAGTAACGGTAAAAATCGGAAAAGTATCATAACCGATAAGCCCACTGCCTTTCAAACTCCTCCAGCAGCTGTCAATCCGAGAGTAGGTTGGGATGTTAATAAGTTTGAAACTCTTATACAGACCCAAGGATATGACGCCTTCATTGACCGAGCTTTGAGGTGTCCTTGCGTTGATAAAGCAACTGGCCAGGCTCTTTCTACCTGTAAGAATTGTTTAGGAAGAGGCTGGTTTTTTGTTGATAGGCATGAGACAAGGCTTATTGCTCAGCATATGGATAGCAAGAAACGCTATGAGAATTGGAGTGAAGTTAATCGGGGCACGGCTTCGATAACTACGAA